CACAGGAGGGAATCCCACAGCGGGGAGAGCACCGTTGACGCCGAGGGGTATAGAGGTGCATCTTGTGTCAATGGCCCGACGCGCCCTTACGCTCGAATTCTACACGAGGTTGACGGCTGCTTACCGGGAGATGCCCGGGAACCACTTCAGGGCGGCGAAGGAGGCCGGCTGCGACCGGGCGACGGCGAAGCGGGGGTGGGAGAAGGGGTGGCCCTACGAGTGGGCGCCGCCGATTCAGAACGTGCTGAAGGACGAACACGTCTACCTGCGCGCGGCCCGGCAGCTCGCCGCGGAGGAAGCGGACCAGCTCGTCGCGGTGAAGCTGGCGGAGATCGAGTCTGACGCGGTGCGTAAACTGGAAGAAGCGAACATCGCGTTCGAGGCCTCGATGGTGGCGAAGGCGGACGCGGACACCTACGTCGCCCGGCGGATGGAAGAGGCGGAGTCGAAGGCGAAGGCCCGCTACAACGAGCTGCTCGACAAGGCGAAGGTCGATGCGCTCGAGACGATGGGCGACGAAGCGAACATGACGAAGATGGGGCGGAAGGCCGCGATGGGCTCGGTCTTCATCGCCGCCTCGTTCTTCCAGAACGCGAAGCTGATCGCGGAGAAGTTCCAGAAGGCGTTCGAGCAGGCGGAGTGGACCCCCGCGCAGGCGTTGAAGGCCGGGCAGATGCTGACGGCGCTGACGAAGCAGGCGAACGAAGCCGTGCGGGAGTCGCTGGAGAACGAGCGTCGCCGCGTGGGCAAGCCGACGGAGATCTTCGGCATCGCATCGGTAGACGCGACGGAAGAGCAGGTGGTGCAGGAGATGGAAATCGAGCTCGATGCCGTGCACGAGGCGCTCGCTCGCATGAAGGACCGCAAGGCTGAAGCGGACACCACTCTGGAGAAGTCGAATGGCACCACCGTCCCTGTCGGCCCGCTCAACATCAATTGACCCTCGGGTCGCCCTTCGTGCCCGGCTGACGCAGCTCGCTCGTGTGGACGTGAACGCGTTCGCGACGTCGGTGCTGCGTGATGAGGAGACGGGCTTCCCGCTGCGACAGGCGAAGCTGCACCAGATGTGGCACAAGCTCGTCGATGAGAATGAGCGCCTGCTGCTGTGGAGCGCCATCGAGCACGGGAAGACGACACAGCTCTCGGTGGCCCGAACGCTGTGGGAAATCGGCTGCGACCCGACGAAGCGCATCGCCGTGGTGAGCAACACGCACGGGCAGGCGGAGAAGATTGTGCGCTCCATCTCGAAGTACATCGAGAGCAGCGATGCGCTCCATGCGGTGTTCCCGAACCTCATCCCCGGGGACCAGTGGACGTCGACGAAGCTGACGGTGCGGCGCCCCTTCGTCTCGAAGGACCCCTCGATTCAGGCGTTCGGCATCCACGGCAACGTGCTCGGGGCTCGTCTGGACCGCGTCATCCTTGACGACGTCCTTGACTACGAGAACACCAAGTCGAAGAAGCAGCGAGACGACCTCTGGGACTGGTACCACGCGACGCTCGAGGGCCGCTTGACGAAGCGTGGCCGGGTGACGGTGGTCGGGACCGCGTACCACCCGGACGACATGCTGCACCGCTTCGCCCGCGCCCCGGGGTGGAAGGCGTTCCGCTACCCGGTGATGAACGATGATGGGAGCTCGCGGTGGCCCGAGCGGTGGCCGCTGGACCGCATCGCGAAGAAGCGCATCGCCCTCGGGCCGATGGAGTTCAGTCGGCAGATGCTGTGCATCGCCCGCGATGACTCGAGCGCGCGCTTCAAGAGGGAGTGGATCGACAGGTGCCTCTTCCGAGGGAACGGGCGGAGCCTCGCGTTCGGGCTCTCGGTGCTGCCCCCCGGCATCAAGACGTACACAGGGGTCGACCTCGCTGTGCAGCAGCACAGCGCCGCGGACAGCACGGTGCTGTTCACCATCGCGGTGCACCCCAACGGGGACCGCGAGGTGCTGTGCATCGAGGCGGGGAAGTGGGCGGGGCCTGAAATCGTGGCGAAGATTATCGACCACCACCGGCGGTTCTTCAGCATCGCCATCGTCGAGAACAACGCAGCGCAGGACTTCATCATCCAGTTCGCGCGGGGCATGTTCGCTGTCCCGATTCGACCCTTCACGACGGGCCGCAACAAGGCGCACCCCGAGTTCGGCATCGAGTCCATCGCAGCGGAGATGGCAGGCGGGAAGTGGATCATCCCGAGCAGCGAAGGACGCTGCGCTCCCGAGGTCGATGCGTGGGTTAGCGAGATGCTCTACTACGACCCCACCGCCCACACAGGCGACCGGCTGATGGCCTCGTGGTTCGCTCGGGAGGGCGCACGCCTCGGGGACCAGAAGGTCGTCAGCGGCAACATGGACCTGATGAGCCGCTGAAAGACGAGCGGGGCGAACAAGAGGGAGAGCATGAACCCCCTACCCCCGAAAGTTTGGGAAGCCCTCGTGCTGCTGCAGACGGCCTGCGCGGAGAGCGCCCTGCAGCTCGACACCATCGAGCTCTCCGACCACGATGGGGCCGTGTCGATGCACGGCCCGACCGAGTACCACACCGACAAGGGCGGCTTCACCGTCGCCGTCTGGAAGGAGCCGCGATGAGTGATGGAGCTTCGTGCGCGTGCCGGAACCCCGAGTACAACCCTGTGCGGAACGAGGACGGGTCGTTCACCGAGCGATGGGCGTGCCCTGATTGCGGCAGCGAGTTCGTCAAGAAGGCGGTGCTCATGGTGATGTTGGAGCGGGAGGCGCTGATTTCAGAGCAGCTCTCCAAGGTGCAGCGGGAGCACGACTCGCTGGATGCGTGTGTGAGCCGGCTGCAGGACAGGCTGGACGTGCTGGAGACGAACCGCACGGGCCTGCCGCCCATCGGGAAGCTGTTGAGCACCCCGGAGCCGCGATGATGTCGCGCAGAGCAGGGGTGACGTGGGAGCACGGCGGGTGGAGCGAGCAGGGCATGTGGTCGACGTTCCACCACACGACGCGCAAGGCGGCTTTCAAGGAGAGCAAGGCGCAGCAGGCGCGGGAGCGCGCGAAGAACCGCGAGCGGAGGAAGGGCCGCAAGCCGCTGCGCCCCTTCCCGACGCCGGTGGCGATGGAGGAGTTCGAGGTCTTCATGGTGGTGCGCGTTCGCGCGGAGTGACGATGGAGCCCTTCATCAGGACGCCTGCGGAGGAGACGGCGGAAGCGTTGGTGCCGCGGCGCCGGCGGGTGCCGCGGCGCCGGCGGGTGACGGACTGCAGGCGGTGTGGCGAGGTGCAGGCGCTGAACGCGGACGGGAGCGTGTGCGGCCCCAATGACCCGACGGCGTTCTCGCTGAAGCGCGGTGCGGTTCGGCTGACCATGCGGCTCGAGGAAGACGCTCTCTGCAACCGAGTCGAGGTGACGCTGTGCGCGTTGTGTGCCGCGATGCTGCGTGAGCGGTTGGCGGTCGCTGGGTACATCCCGCCATGAGGGCGGCGATGCCGGGGCCCGAGCTGCTGGCGGAGCTCGGGCTGTTCGTGCTCACCCCGGAGCAGTTCGTCGAGGCGTGCTGCGACACAGCAGCCATCGAAGAGCTGCAGAGCGGCGTGTGCAGGTACCCGGGCTGCACCAAGGTGCCGAGCATCTTTCGCAGGGACACGCAGTACGTGTACGCGTTGTCGAACCTCATGCAGGCGTGCGGTGAGCACGAAGCGTTGGACAACGAAGATATGGCGGAGCGATGTGCGGAGCTTCGCTCCTCGCAGAGGGCGTACTGATGACGCGCCGCGGTGCCTCGCGAAGCGTTCGGGAGCAGGTGAGGCGGCTCGAGGCGCGGCTGAATCGCCTGCGCGCGAGCAGCTTCGATAGCGCGCGGCGCTCCTACACCGCGCTCTGCGCATGGGATGACGTTCCGTTCGAGCGGTCCCTGTCGGCCGGCCAGCACGAGGACGCCTTTCTGTTCTGCAGCGAGGCGTGTGCCGCGCACCGCGATCAGCTCTTCAAGGTCGTGCGCGGACCGGCCCCCGGAAGCGGTCCCTCTGACTACGAGGGGCACAACGGGCACCCGGGCCTCGTGCCGTGGGATGAGGAAGGCGCGGACAACCTGTTCACGGAAGGCGCTGGCTCGTGGGACTTGAGCGAGAGCTCCCGGTTCAACGAGCCCGACTTCGCGGAGGAGTGGGCGATGCGGCGGACGCACGAGAGGAAGTACTCGCCGACCCCGAAAAACGGACGCGGCTGAACAAGTAGGTGGGCATGGCAAACAACTACAGGCAGTTCGCGGAGACGTTCGGCCCTCTGGACCCCGCGGGCCTGAAGTGGCTGACGGAGCTGCTGAAAGAGAACGCTGGCAAGGAGGACGCGGACGGCGTCCCGATGGTGAACTTCGAGTGGCGACCGGCTGATGGTGACTGCATCGTCTTCTCGGATGACGGCGAGAGCGGCGATGTGGATCAGCTCGGGGAGTACGTGCGCCAGTACTTCATCAAGTTCGAGCCGAAGAAGTACTGGCTGCTGCGCTGGGCGGACACCTGCTCGAAGGCGCGCCCCGGGGAGTTCGGTGGCGGGCTGATGCTGGTGACGGCCGAGCGGCTCGATTACCAAGGCGAGAGCGAGTGGGTCGAGGCGCGGACCTACGGGCTGGACCTGCAGGGCGAAGTGATTCGCGCGCTCGGAGCGAGGCCGTGAAGCAGGTCGTCTGGTACGCCGCTGGTGGCGGCATCTCGCGGTGCGGGCCTTTTGCGACGAGGCCGAGGCGTGGGAGCGCATCCTGAGAATCACCGACCTGCGGGTCAAGAAATGGAGGAAGACGTGAGCGGATGGTGCGTAGTGTGTAACGGATTTTCTGGTGCGGGACGCCTGTGTCTCGCGTGCGACGCAAAGTCGCGGCTGGTGACGATGAGCGAGCGATTCACTCAGTGCGACGACGAGCGCATCCGCGTCGAGGGTCTGCTTGCCGCCGAGCGCGCGAAGGTCGCGCGGCTGGAAGAACTGCTCAGTGACATCATCGAAAACGACGCCCCTGAGTACATGCGCTACGACCTTCGGGAGAAGGCGCTTGCCGCCCTCGCGGGGGTCGAGTGAGCGCCGAGCACTACTGGCGCCGGGCGGGCACCACGGGCCGCGCCCATCTCGTCCGGCGGATGACGCATCCGCTCGGCCACTACCCGTCGACCATCTCCGAGTGCGGAGTCGTGCGGCTCGCCGCGTGGGTGCCCGAGGGCGCGGCAACGCGGTGCGGACTGTGCCGCCGCCTCGTCGCACTGGCCGCGAAGCGCGGCGCGCCGATGGTGGTGACGGCGTGAGCCTGCGCGCTCGCGATGTGGAAGAGGCCCTGCAGGGTGTCGGCCCGCTGTCGACGTTCTCGGAAGCGGCGGAGCGCCAGCGTGAGGCGTGCGCGAAGCACCTGAACGACCTCGCGGAGCTGACGGGGGAGTTCGCCGCGGACGCCCTGCTGACCATCGTGCGCGAGACACCTCTGGTGACGGGGTGATCGCGGAGGCGCTTTGCCACGTCTGCGGCGCGGGCTCCCACGCGATGGAGCTCGCCTTCACCAAGTTCGGTTTCCGCCCGGTGTGCTGCGATGGGTTGGATTGCGCGCGGCGGATCAACGGCTGGCGTGAGCGTAGTGGCTCTACTCGGTTGGTCGTCGTGACTCCCGCACCGGAGGACGCATGACCATCCACACGTGCGCGGTCTGCGAGGGCACGGGGAAGATCTGCGCCCGGTGCGGCATGCACCATCGGAAGGGGCGGTACGGGCGGCGATGCCTCGGTCGCAAAAAAGTGGCGTGCCCCGGACAAGGCGTCGTCGCCTGCTTCCCGACGCGGACGGAGTGCGACGTGTGCCGCGTGTCGAAGTTGGGTCCGTCACGGGATGCAGTCAGGTGGGCGTACCTGCATCTCGGCGCGAAGTGGCTGCACCTGTGCGGCGAGTGCGAGCTCAGGTACGAGGAGATTCAGACGATGACGCTCGAGTACCTGATGACGGAACGAAGCGAGCTACGGGCAGGGGAGGTGATTCCATGACGCGGTGCGAAGAGAACTCCAAGCGGTGCAGTGGTGAGGAGTCATGCTGCCTGCACGACCTCCCTCCCGGGCATGCCGAGGACCCGGGGCGTGTGTGCTGCTGGTGCGGCGACATCTATCTTCCGCAGCACGAGACGAGCGTGCATGGGGAGTACGCCCCGAAGGCTGGTGAGTGGGTGAAGCCGTGAGCCTCGCTCGGTACGTGATTCGTGACGCCGCGGGTGTCGAGGTGAAGTCGGGGGTGACGCGCTACCGCGACTTCCGCATGGTGCTGGAGTTGCTCGAGGTGCGCGTGTTGCGGCGGAAGCTGCCCTTCACGCTGCCCCTGCGCATCGAGCGCGTGGAAAGCGCGGCCTCGGACACAAGGCCCGAGGCATGAGTTTCACGCCCCGGCCCCGAGAGACGAAGCCGCGAGCCGTGTCCGCGGATGCGCGCAAGCACTACCTCGTCGGCAACCCTCCGCTGACGGCAAGCGAGGGGCAGAAGCTGTGGGCGTGGTCCTCGAGGACTGAGCTGACTCTGTGGGAGGTGGAGCAGGTGCCGGGCGGAAAGTTGAGGCCGGACAGCGTCGTGCTGCTGGTGAACGCATTTGGGAAGCGCGTGTCGAAGGAGCTGCAGGAGTGCTTCACGCACAAGACGGCGGCGCAGGACACCATCGAAGCACTTGAGGGTATGACATGAGCGAGCAAGGCGAGAGCGGTACATTTATGACGGCAGACCAGCTTGTGGCGTACGAGGCGGGACGTGCGCGAGGGCTGGCCGACGCAGCTCGCGGGCTTGGGGCCGAGGCGGAGATGATTCGGCTCGCGGGCTTCGTGCAGGAGCACACGCTGATGCTGGTGCTGCGCTACCTGACGAAGCACGTCGACAAGCCGGTGCACGACCTTAACTCGGCGGAGATGCTCCAGTTCGTTCGAGCTGATGGGGAGGGCGTGTGAGAACGCCCATCGACGATGGAGCCAGCCGGAAGGTCATCGCGTTGATCGACGTGATGCTGACGCTGCAGGAAGAGTACGAGGAGCTGCTCGTGAAGGCGGTGCGGCTGAAGACGGTGCAGACGGAGTACAACGATGCGGAGCGTGCGCTGCGCGGGCTGATCTCCGACATGGACCTGTCCTCCGCCGGGAACACCGGCTACAGCTCGCGGCTCGCGACCCTGCTGCGGCTGATGCGGAAGACGGAGGCCAAGCCGAGGGCGTTCTCGCAGAGTGAGCTCGATGCGGTGAGCACCGCGGTGAGCCTGCGCCCGCCGGATGATGCTCCGCCCGCCGGATGATGCTCCGCCCCTCTGAAATCGAGGCATCCCGAACAAGGCGCTTCGCATGGCCGACTTCTACATGACGAGGATGGGGCTGCAGTTCTTTGAGGGGACGATGCCGCGGATCGCGACGGCGCTGGAGCGGATCGCGAAGGCGGTTGAGCAGGAGGCCAGCGTCGACAAGGTGGTGCTGAACAGCATCGCGGAGGAGCTGTCGGGGAAGGAGTGGAGCCCCGACACGCTGGACAAGGTGGCCGAGCTGGTGCGCGGGGCGGGGCGGAAGGTGGAGGACGCGTGAGCGCCCACCGAAGCGGTAAGGGCTGTGACTGCGCCCCGTGTGGTCAGCGGCGGGCGCGTGGGCTGCGCGAGCAGTGGCTCGAGTACGGCGGCGCTGCCCTGCCTGACCCGGAGAAGACGGTGTTCATCCGGGCGTACTTCCGCAAGCAGAAGAACCACATGCGCAAGCAGCCGCACACGCTGGAGATGGTGACGCGAATCCTGCGGCAGATGGTGCGGGAGGCGCGGCAGGCCAGTGCGAAGTCCTGAGCCCTGTGCTTAGAGTGGAGACACCATGAGCAAGAACACGTTGGCGAAGCTGAAGCGGGCGAAGGACAAGATGCCGAAGGAGGCGAAGTCCGAGCCGGAGATCCTCCCGGAGTACGAACACCTCGAAGCCACGGGCGGAGCTCTCCTGAGCCAGTTCCAGCGCGCGTTCGAGAAGCAGGTGCAGCGCAACAACGCCGACCCCGAGAACGGGGCCGACGTCGGCATGGACGACGGCGGGCTCTAGTCCTTCTGCGGGTACTTCTTCTTGAAGTCCGCGTAGAAGTCGTCGTGGTGCATCTTGTCCACCTTGCCGCCGCCGTACTCCGCGATGCGGCGCATGGGCTCGCCCATCGGCACGTCGTTGTCGTACATGATCGCGCGGTCCACCTGCTTGGCGAAGTGCTCGAAGTTGGACGGAACGTCGCGGTGCTTCTGCTTCGCGTCGTCGAGCGGGACGAAGCGGCCGACACCCTCCGCGCGGGAGAACATGCGCGGCTCCGCCTTCTCGTAGGGCAGGTGCACGAAGTTGAGCTGCACGTGGTAGCCGGCGTCCTTGAGCTTCTTGATGGCGTCGTCGTAGGACTTCAGCGTGGCGCCGGTGCCGTCCATGACGAGGTGGCGGTTCTCCTCGATGGCCTGCGCGACAACCTGCTTCGACATCGCGCTGGACTCCTCGTGCGCGATGCCCGCGCTGCGCATGGACTTCGCCTTCACGCCGTCGCGGAACTCGGGCAGGTGCCCCTTGAGCCCGTCGGCGTCGGCCTTGGCGAACTTGCTCCAGTCGAGGTCTTTGGGGAGCGAGCTGGTCTTCCCCGAGCCCGGCCCACCCATCATGATGATCGCGATCTTCTGCTCGCCCGGCTTGGCGACGGAGTTCTTCCCGACGAAGACCTTCTTCGCCTCCTCCTGCATGAGCTTGCGCGCGGGGTCGGTCGGCACGGCCTTGGGGTCGCCCGGCTTGGAGTCGGCCGAGTAGTACTTGGCCCACGAGGTGTCCTTGTCGGCCACCTTCCACGCGTCCTTGTTCTCGTCCCCCTCGAGCCACTCCTGCGCCTTGCCGCCCTCGGGCTTGAGCTTCCCGGCCTCGATGTCCGCCTGCGTGGTTTCCGCGAGCTCTTTGAAGGCCGCTCGCTGCTCGCCCTTGGGGAGCTTCGCGATGCGGCCGACGTCGTCCTCGTGCGCGGTCTTGAGCTTGGCCTTCTGGGTGCGGACGGTCGGGGCGCCCTTCTCGCCGCCCTTCCACCCGGTTGCGGCGAGCTTGGCGAGGGTTCCCTTGAGGAGCTTTTCGACCTGCTCGCCCACCTGCTTGGCGGCGGCGGCGCCCTCCTTGCCGACGTAGCGCTTGGTTCCGCTGGGAGTTTCGATGAACTGCCCGCCACGGGGGCCAGTCTGCACAGGGTCGTCGCTCATGCTGCGCTTGTAGCAGCGTGGCACCTCATCGAAAAGAGCGGCGCGTGCACAAGGCGTTCGGCATGAGCGAGCCGGTGACGATTACGAGAGAGCTGGCGCACGACCTGATGAGTGCGCTGACGGAAGTGTTCCACGACACCGAATGGCTCGAGGTGATTCGGATGACCTCCGGCGATGCGGTTGTGGTGGAAGAGCCGTCGTCGGACGCGGAGTGGCTGGCGTTGGCGAAGAAGTACGACGAGCCGGGTCTCGAGAAGGTGCTGATGCTGATGAGGGGGCTGCAGGAGGCGCTCGAGCGGTGACCTCGACGCATGCCTCCGCTTCTTGGTAGACCACCCCCATGCCGCGAATGCTGACCGAGCTCGAGCCGTCGTTCGTTGGGGAGTACACCGTCGGCGGGCTGCACCTGCTGCCGAACATCAACGGGGCGCAGGGGGTGCTGTTCCGCTGCCCGAAGCCCGGGTGCTCCCACCGCATCGTCGTGTGGTTCTCCAACCCCTCGGGCACCCCCCCGGTCCCGCCCGAGGCGCAGCCGCTCGCCCGCTGGCAGGTTTCAGGGGAGTCGCTCGCGACCCTCACCTTGAGCCCGAGCATCAACATCCCGGGCGACTGGCACGGGTTCATCCAGAACGGGCAGATGATCGACGCGTGAAAACGCGCAGCACCGCAGAAGGCGTACACACCATGAAGCGACCCATCGTCATCTGGCCTGATTCGATCCTCTCCCGACGCTGTGAGGCGGTGCCGGCACCACTCGCCAGTGGAGCCGCCGCTGCGCTTGGCGGGGAAGACCCGTGGCATGGGGTGCGTGCCCTGCTGAACGACATGGAGGAGACGATGCACGCGGTGCGCGGCATCGGGCTCGCCGCCCCACAGGTCGGGTTCTCCCTGCGGTTGATCGTCGTGGTCGCGAAGCGCGTCGACTCCGCGGAGCATGTGGTGCTGAAGCTGGTGAACCCGGTGGTCATCCCGCTGCGGTCGGCGGAGAAGGCGGCCGCGTACACGCTGGGCGACGACAACAAGCCTGAGCTCGTGATGGGCGAAGAGGGGTGCCTCTCATTCCCCGGCCTGAATGCGGCCATCAAGCGGTTCGCGGCGGTGCGCGTCGAGGCGTGGGATGAGACGGGCGCGCGGGTGGACATCGAGTGCGACGGGCATCTGGCGGCGTGCCTGCAGCACGAGATCGAGCATCTGGACGGCATCACGCTGGTCGATCACCTGTCGGTGCTGAAGCGTGACGTGCTCCGCAAGCAGTACACGAGGGCGAAGAAGCGCGGCCTGCGGTACAAGATGGAAAGCCCGGCTGCTCGGGACTTCACGCAGCTCGCTTAGGAGGCACCGTGGCACCTTCCGCATCCCCCGGCATCATCGGTTCCCTGATGAACAAACTGAGCTCGAAGGGGAGCACGGGCGGGAAGGACTCGGGCTCCGGGCCGATGGACCGCATCGCCCGGCTCGGCATGTCGCCGCGGCAGCAGGAGCTGAACCGGCTGTGGGGCTGGTACCGCTGCATGAACTACTCGGCGCGCGCCCTCGATTGGAACGGCAAGAAGAACATGGAGCCGCTCGAGCTCGAGGCCGTCGCCTCGCGGGGCTCCATCCCGCCCGGGTTCATCGACGTCGGCGGGCAGGGCACCCCGCTGAAGTTCCGCCGGCCGAGCTCCCCCTACGCGCTGGTGAAGGTGTGCGTGGACAGGTTCACCGGGCTGCTCTTCAGCGAGAACCAGAGCCCCGAGATCAACGTGGACGGTGACGAGATGAGCGCGAACTACCTGCGCGCCGTCGTCGACGTCTCCCGGCTGTGGCAGGCGATGATCCGCGTGCGGACGTTCGGCGGCGCCACGGGGTCGGCCTGCATCGGGTTCCAGTTCGTCGACGGGAAGCCTGTCGTCGAGGTGCACGACCCCCGCTGGGTCCAGCCCGCCTTCTCCGACCGCTCCTCCCTGCTGCTGGAGAAGGTGGAGAAGCGGTACCTGCACCCGGTTGAGGTCCGTGACCCGGCCACCGGGCGGTTCGAGACGAAGCAGTACTGGTACCGCCGCATCATCGACATGGAGATGGACACCGTCTTCAAGCCCGCCGAGGTGGGGGACGGCGAAGAGCCGAAGTGGGAGATCGACAAGCAGGTCGCCCACGGCTTCGGGTTCTGCCCCGTCGTCTGGGTGCAGAACATGCCCGTCGAGGACGACATCGACGGGGACCCGGACTGCCACGGCATCTACGAGGTGGTCGAGCAGATCGACGCGCTCATCTCGCAGGCGAACCGCGGCATCATCGCCAACTGCGACCCGACCCTGATCATCACGTCGAAAGGCGAGATGGGGTCGGACATCAAGAAGGGCAGCGACAACGCCATCAAGCTGCCGGAGGGGTCGAGCGCGCAGTACCTCGAGATGCAGGCGTCCGGCCCGAAGGCCGCGATGGAGCAGGCGGAGTCGCTGCGGAAGTTCGCCCTCGAGGTGGCGCAGTGCGTGCTCGAACACCCGGGTGACGCGGGCGGCGGGCGCACCGCGACCGAGGTGACGCGGACGTACATGAGCATGCTGCAGAAGACGGACGTGATGCGCGAGCAGTACGGCGAGCGGTGCATCAAGCCGCTGCTGGAGATGATGTTCAAGGCGGCGTCCGCGCTCGCGCAGCCGGTGGAGCAGGTGGACCCGGCCACCGGGCAGCCCGCCGTCGACCCGGTCACGGGGCAGCCGATCGGCATCGTGAAGTCGGTGCTGAAGCTGCCCCCGCAGATCTCCGTCGACCCCATGACGGGGATGCAGGTGAAGACCGAGCTCCAGCCGGGCAGCGGCGGGTCGATTCGGCTGCAGTGGCCTGACTACTTCCCGCCGTCGCTGGACGACACGTCCGCCGCGGTGAAGGCCGCCGGGGACGCGAAGACGGCCGGGCTGATCGATGAGGAGACGGCGATCAAGTTCGCCGCGCCCTTCTTCTCGGTCGATAACGTGACCGCGATGATCCAGAAGATTCAGGCGGCGGCTGCCTCTGCCGCCGAGCAGCAGCAGCAGCAGATGTTCGGCGGCATGACCGGGGGATTCGATGAGCAGCAGCAACTCGATGAGCAGTACGAGTTCCCCGAGCAGCCCGAGTAGGCGCATCTCGAAGTGCCCCGCCCTCCGTGACCTGCAGCTCAAGGTCGCGGAGGGCTTCTGCCTCTTCTGCAAAGAGGCGCTGCACCGAGCTGGCGCCCTCGTGTGTCGGCGCGCCGAGTGCCTGCGGAACTACCAGCGGATCTACCACGCATGGCTCCGCACGATGTTGAATGAGCAGGGGCTGACGCAGCGAGGAAAGCGCAGGAAGAACAAGACGTGGGTCGGGAGAACGACATGAGCAAGATGCAGCGCGGCGAAGTGATTCACATGAAGAAGTTCGACGGCGGGCGCAGGACGCCTGACGAGATGCACCGGCAGGAGGCGTACGGCCCGAAGGCGAAGTGCGCCATGTGCAAGGGGAAGCCGGCGATTCGGATTCGGGTGCTGATGCAGCTCGCCGAGCTGGTCGCGCGCAGCCCCGAGTACGTAGCAGGCATCGTGGCGAGCAACCCCGAGGGACCGTTCGTCCCGACCATCCCGACCACCTACGGGCCGATGGTGAAGGTGAGCGACGTGTTCTTCTGCGACATCTGCAAGACGGACGGTGAGAAGGAAGCGGCGAAGGGACCGTCGTGGGCCATCGTCGAGATCGACAGGCAGGGGCTTGGCAAGACGTTCGCGCCGATGGTGCAGTCGTTGGGGGTGAAGGGATGAGCCGGTACATCGTTCGCATCGCCGTCATCGTGGACCGCGCCGACGAGCCGCTGTCCTCGAGCGCCCCGATGATGTTCACCATCGAGGGGACGAAGACCTCGTGCGATGAGATCGCGCGGGCGCTGCACGACCAGATTCAGCCGATGGCCAACACGTTGATGGAGTCCTTCGCGAAGCGCGGGTGAGAACATGGCGCCCAAAGTCCCTCACGCCTTCCACTCCGCCGTAGCCGAGCACCGAGCGCGGTTGCACGACCAGTTGTCGAACCAGACGGCCGGGCGGTTGAAGAAGCTCTACGACACGTCGCAGGCCGCGGTGGAGAGCAAGCTCAGGAAGGCGATGAGGGCGGGGCGTGGGGAGTCGTTCACTGCGCATCAGGCGCGGATCGTCCTCACCCAGCTTCGGCATGGGCAGGCGGAGATCGCGACGCACATGGCGAAGGCGATGAAGCCGGCCCTGAAGAAGGCGCAGAGCGGGGCGCTGCATGGGCTGGTGAAGGACGTGACCCGGCTGCACAAGAAGTTCACCGGGGCGGAGATCACCGTGCCCATCGAGAAGGCGTCGCGGTTCGCGGGGGTCATTGACCAGCGGGAGACGTCGCTGCTGGCGATGAACACGAGCTCGATGCAGCGGTACGGCGTGCACGTCGTCATGGCGTTGGAGGACAACCTCGCGCAGAGCTTGATGACGGGCAGCACCCCCGACGACGCCATCGACGCGGTGATGGACACCATCGGCGGCGAGTGGTGGCAGGGCGAGCGCATCGTCCGCACCGAGCTCGCGTGGGCCGACAACGCGGCCATCTCGGACGGGCTGCGCGACATGAGCAAGGACTTCCCGGACATCCGGCAGCGGTGGGAGGAGTACTGCGACGCGGACGGCGAGCCGATGGATGACCGCGTGGGGGTCGATTCCATCGCGATGCACGGGCAGGTGGCGGCGGTCGGGGGGCTCTTCACGATGCCCGCGACGTCGCCCTTTCCCGATGCGAAGGGGAAGACCGACGTGCCCAAGTCGTTGGTGGGTCGCTCGTGGGAGTTCCCGCCGAACCGCCCCAACGACCGGAGCGTGATGTCGCCGTGGATGAAGCGGTGGGGCATCCCGGGGTGGCAGTACTTGGGGGGTCGTCGAGTTCCGTTGTAGGAAGCAGGCATGCGTTTCCGACGGTGCAAGCGATGAGCGGCGACCTGATTCTCGTCGAGCGCGAGATCACCCGCGCCGGCACGACGTTCTGGCGCAAGCAGTGGGTGAAGCCGGAGGAGCGGGAGCCGGGGGACAAGGAGGTCACCGACACCGCGGTGATCGACAAGTTCAAGGCCGAGCGCGCGAAGCGGAAGGTCTACGAGGACAGGTTCCGCGCGAAGAAGAAGGCGGACGGGACGGCGAAGAAGCCGGAAGACCCGCCGCCGCCGCTGCCTGAGCCCGTCCTCGAGAAGCCGCCGCTACCGCCTCCGCCTCCCCCGAAGCCTGAGCCGGTGAAGCCGAAGCAGACAGGGGACTTTGGGGCCGACGCGCTCGCGCGGTACCCGAAGGACACCCTGCTGAAAGACTTGGCGAAGACGTACGCCCGTCTCGAGGAAACGAAGTTCGACTCGTGGGGTCTGGCGACCGCGAAGGACGCGATGGTGGCGCGCATCGCGAAGGACGCGATGGTGGCGCGCATCGCGGAGCTCGATGACGAAGCCGAGTGGCACGCTTCCCTCGACAAGGTCGGAGGGAAGCTGCCCGGGGGCGTCGCGGAGCATGGGGAGCGTGGCGCTCAGGCGGAATCGGACTTCGTCAAGGCAGCCCGCGCGCACATCGCGCACACCCTCGACCCGGACGGGAAGATCGAGGGGACGTCGATCAAGAACTTGGAGGTGTTCGCGGCGGTGGGGCGTGTCGAGTACCTCGGCGACGGCCAGTACGACATGAAGTCGTCCCCCGAGGCGAAGCGGGCGGAGGCTGAGTCGAACGTCCTCATGGAGCGGTGGCTGGACCAGCCGGCCATCCGCGAGCGGCTGCAGAACGTCGTGCAGGAGTTCTCCCGCGCGATCCCCGGGCACGAGTACCGCCCCGTCGGGCTCGTCGCGATCAGCGTGGCGCCGCGCCGTGACACCGCCGTCGGCTGGTACCGCTCCGCGGAGGGGAAGCTGACGCTGACCACGCGCATGGCGTCGTCGCTCATCTCCGCGATGAAGGCGAAGACCTACAACGCGGGCACTCCGCAGGGTGAAGCGATTCGTGTGCTGGCGCACGAGCTCGGTCACGCGGGGTCGCACCCCGATTACAAGTACGAGGTGCGAAACGACAACGCACCGCACAAGGCGATGGAAGAGGCCACGACCGAGGTGCTTGCCCAGCTCACAGCAGCGCGTGTCGCGAACCACATCGGTCTGGTGAACACCGGGCAGCACCACTCGAGCCTCGTCGTCGGGGCGGGGTCGTACCTCACGGAGCGTCACGGGAAGTCGGTGTCCGTGCAGGGCTGGGAGCAGGGGCGCTCGAGCGCGTACATGAACTGGACCGGGCGCTTCATCGGAGCCGTCGCCCTCGCGTCGAACGCGACGACACCGGAGGGCCGAGCCGCCGACCTCGAGAAGTGGTCACTGGCGTGCAAGCACACCCGCGGGTCGATGCGCTTCAATCGGTTGGCGGACGGCATCATCTCGAACCATCTCCCGCGCACGCACGCGCACTTCGGGAAGGCGCGCGAGCTGGTCGGCAACATCCTGCGCAAGCACATGGCGAACGGCACGAAGCTCGATGTTGACGCATCGAGCGGTGTGATGCGCGTTTGGGACAACGGGGCGCGTTCCGACGCGCTCGATATGAAGGTCGTCGAGTGCATCAAGAAGGTTCGCAAGATGCGAGTGCCCAAGGGGAAGCGATGATTCCGTTCTCGAAAATGGCTCCGTTGATCATGCAGGCCGACTCGCTCATCTTGGAAGGCGCCCCTGCGGAAGCAATTGAGCAAGCGATTTCGGCGCTTCGCGCGCTCGACCCCGGCGACGAGGAAGTGACGCGCGCCATTGACCACCTGCGCTTCACGATGGGTGAGCTCTCCACCAGCGATCTCGCGGAGTGCGCGGACAAGACGCTCGATGAGGTCGACAAGGATTCGTGGGACTACGGCGGGGAAGATGGCAAGCCCGCAGTTTCCGACGCCGACGCCATGCTTCGCGCTCGCCGCTTGACGGCGTTCACGAAGCGACAGCGTAATTGAGCTGTGCTACTTCTGCAGGCGGAGGATTTTGCATGGCCCTCGATCCGAACAAGCTGAGTGCGTTCTCGAAGAAGCAGAAGACGCCAGCGGTACCTCCTGCGCTCGCGCTGAAGAAGAAGGGGGCGCCTCCGGCCCCCGGCGCGCCCCTCGCGCCCGCGCCTGCCCCTGTGGCGGCCGCGACGGGCGCTGCCCCTGCCGCGCCCGTCGCGGTGAAGCCTCCGGCCCCGAAGCCTGCCGCGCCTCGGCCCGGCGGAGCCCCCGGTGCACCGCAGCAGGACATGGCCTCGATGGTGGAGGCGGCGGCGCAGGCCGCGGAGTCGGCGGCTGACCCGGCCCTCGAGGAGCTGCTGCCCGAGATGTACAAGGCCGGCGGCATCGACGCCCCAGCGTGGGCGACCGACCCGCAGAAGTGGCAGGCCGCGCTGCAGGCCGTGGGCATCGGCGCGCTCGACGAAGACCGCTACGACGAGCCGCTGGCCGTGGTCGCCTACCTCTACCGCTCGATGGGCGGGCCGGTGGCCGGCCTCGAGGAAGGCGCGGCTCCCGAGGGCGAGGCCGCCCCCAAGGCGGACGGCGTCGAGAAGATCGGCGCGGAGGACGTGCGTGACGCGGCCGGCAAGCTGGCCGCTGCGAAGGCGAAGACGCACCCGGTCGGAGGCAAGCCGGCGGCCCCGCCTGCCCCCGCGGCCCCTCCGGCGGCGAAGGCGGCTCCTCCGGCAGCGCGCCCCCCGAGTCCGATGGAGGGCAAGCAGGAGCCCGAGCCCGGCGAGAGCGCGGTGCACGAGGCGGGGGAGAGCCCCGCTGTTGAGCTCGTCGAGCAGGCCGTTCAGCAGGCGGCTACCGCGCCCGACCCGGCGCTGGCCCCGCTGCTCGCCGCGTACGACCCGACCCGCGATGGGGACCCGCCGCAGTGGGCTCCCGACGCGGACCTCTGGGCGCAGGCGAAGCAGGCTGTCGGGCCGACGTGGGCGAGCCACCAGAAGCCCTACGACGTCGTGGCCCACGTCTACAAGGCGATGGGTGGCAACGTGGCGGCCGCCGTCCCCGGCGCTGCAGCTCCTCCGAAGCCGAAGCCCGCTCTTCCGAACGCGCAGCCGCGCGGCGGGGTGATGTGACATGGCCCTGAAGAAGACGTTCAAGACGCTGGACAACGCGCTCGTCCGGCACGCCGCTGCGAAGGACAAGCTGGCCGCCGCGCAGGCGAAGCTCGACAGCATCGTCGCGAGGAACCGCGCCCGCGGGGTGAAGCCTCCGGGCGTCTCGGCTGATGAGGACGCGCGCTCGATTGAGCGGCACGAGCGCAACGTCATCAAGCAGGCAGAGAACGAGCCGAACAGTGACCCGGATGAGGTCGCCGAACTGAAGCAGATGGCAAAGGAGTCCCGCATGAAGGGCAATCCGCTGGCGAGGTTGAAGAAGGCGAAGTCGAAGTCGAGCTCTGGCGGCGATCGCGGGTCAGGCCCGGTGGAAGAGATGCCCAAGGCCCCCGAAGGGGACTCGAGCGATTACCGCGACGAGTCGTTCAAGCCGAGCGACACGGCGAAGCTGCACGCGAACATCGCGAAGGGGATGCGCGACCGCGCGGCGCATGAGCGGAAGAAGGGAAGCGACTTCGACCCCAAGCGCGCCGAGCGCTTCGATGCCGCGTCGAAGAAGCACGCCGCCGCCGCTGAAGCCCATGCCTCTGGCGGCAAGGACGCGGAGAAGCTCTCGCGCGAGGCGCACGGTGCCACGTCGGAAGCGGAGACGGTGGAGCACGGCAAGGCCGGCACCTTCGATTACGAGGACGAGGAGTTCTGGGACGGTCTCGCAGAAGGGGACCACGCCACGCATGTGGCCATCCTCGAGGGGCAGGAACGGGCGCAGAAGGATGCGAAGGCGAAGCGGAGCAGCGGTGCTGACCGTGAGCTCGAGAAGCACCTCGACAAGCACGCCGACGGCGTCGCTCGGATGAAGTACGGCAGCACCCCGGAGGAGCGTGCTGCCGGCAAGGAGGCGATGAAGAAAGCGTCGGCCGCCATCACCAAGCACGAGGATGGGCGCGATGAGCACATCGCCGCTGCCGCGAAGCACACCGCGGCGAGCGATGACTTCCACGCGAAGCATGACTACGCCGGCGGTGTGATGGAGGACGAGCACTGGTCCGGCCTGAGCCAGAAGGACGTCGAGGACGCGAAGGCGAAGTGGCGTGTCGCGCGTGGGCATGAGAGCGCCGCGAAGCTGCATGAGGCGGCTGCGAAGAACCCCGGCGATGCGGCGAAGGTCGCTGCGGCAAAGCAGGCTTCGGAGCACGCGACGTCCGCAGAGCGCCATGTGGCGGAGGCGGCCCGCCTGTCGAAAGAGCATGGTGAGGGCCATCCCGTCGCGGGGCGGCACGCGATGGCGGCGGCCGCGCATGCGCGGGCGGCAGAGAATCCCAGTGACGCCGCGTCCAAGTCGGCACGTACCGCCACGGCGAATGCCGGCATGCGTCCCGCGCGGGAAGAGAAGGACAGCGACTTGGACCCGGAGCGCCGTGGGAGTGGGATCATCGGCAAGCCGAACGAGAATGCCTCCCCCATCGGCCCGAAGGCGGCAGCCGCGATGGGAATGGCGGATCGCCTCGTCGGGGCGATGCGGGACCGCGCCAAGTCGGGGGAGTCGATGCTGAACGAGAAGGGCGTGGCGACGGTGCTCGGCGGCAAGTCGCAGAACCCCCTCGCGCGTCTGGCGCAGGCGAAGAAGGGCGCCCCGATGTCCCGGCAGGCGTCGGTTGACTTCCACGCTGCTCAGGCGAAGGAGCACGCCGCTCAGGCGAGGAATAGGAACCTCGGTGCGGGCGCTCAGGGGAGTCATGCCGATGCGGCGAAGCTGCATCGCGACGCCGCGAAGAAATTCGAGACGGGTTCCGCCGCAGAAAGCGGGCAGGCCGCAGCAGCCGCGAACAAGGCGTCGAAGTCTGTCCAGACGGGCGCGAAGGGCGGGCAGTACATCCTGACCGCGAGCGGCAGCAAGCGCTACATCGGTGGGAAGTAAGGGGAACGCGCGATGGACTCCGCAGGGTACGAACGGCTCAAGTCGAGGTACGCACAACCGGATGGGCTCTACACCCTCGCGGCGTTCGGTCGCGCGATGAAGATGCGCGCGCAGGAGCGCGCGTCCGCCGCGTCGGCATCGAAGGAGGCGCAGACGAAGTCGCGCCTCTCGAAGCAAGGCGACAACCTGCGTGCACAGGCGACGGTGAAGGCACTTGACCGCGCGGAGAAACACGCCATTGAAACCGGCGCGCGAGGCGGTAAGTATTTCATGAGCGAGAGCGGAGAGAAGGTCTACGTCAAGGACTAGACAGGCCTCCCCAAGATGGGGGATACCGGGTGACCCATGAGCGACTTGCACGACTCCTCTGTTGAGCCTGCCGGTGAGAAGAAGTCCCTGACGGTCGCTGACGCGGTGAAGCTGATTCCCGACCGCATCTTCAAGCGGGAGGCGCTGATGACGCTGGTGCTGCTCTTCGTCGGCGGCATCGGCGCCATCATCAGCACCGCGCACGCCGAGGGGTGGGTCGGCGCGGTCGCACAAAAGCGCGTCGAGCCGATCATCAAGGCCTCGGAGGAGAAGCAGACGGAGGCGTTGAAGCGGTCCTCCGCCGCGCAGCAAGCGAACCTCGATGCGCGTGTCGCGGAGTTGAAGGCGGACATCGCGGAGGTGCAGCAGCAGGCGGCGTTGAAGGAGGAGCGCGACGGCAAGCGTTTCGAGTTCCTCATCAACACGGTGCTCACCGGGAAGTACCAGCAGGGCACCACCGCGCTGACTCGTCCGCCCGACGGCGGCAACTGAGCAGCCGCTTGCGTTCCTCGTGAACGCGGCCCTACTATCGAAACGCGATGACGATTCAACTCTTCAACCCCAAGTCCCCGACGGTCGAGAAGGTGCGTGACCCGTACGAGCTCTCGTCGGAGCCGTGGCCCCCTCCGCGTGATGAGCCGTTTGCGGACAGCGCGTCCGGCGTCGAAGTGCGTGAGTCGTCACGCGCCTTCGGCAACCCGTTCAACTCGAGCGGCAGCGGTGTGGACCCGCGCGCCCGCCCCGCGCCCATCGAAGGCACGATGCTGCTGACCCCCGAAGGCTTCGATTCGGACTGGAGCGGCAGCGCCTGTCTCACCTCGCCTTTCCGCATCAAGAAGTAAGGAGACACCATGTTCAAAGGCACGACAGGTCCGCAGAGTGGCCGCACCTCGCGCACGCAGGCGGAGGACATCGGCGCGGACGCCGAGGGCTTCGCGGAGCAGAAGGGCTACAACAATCAGGGCGGCCACCCGCTCGGCAACGGTCTGAAGAACGACCAGTACTCCGAGAACGTCACCACGACCCCCACCGAGTCCGGCGCGAAGTTCGATCCCTCGCCTTTCTCGATCACCTCGAAGTAAGAGAGCGCCCATGCCCGAGAACAGCGCCCCCAACAGCGAGCTGGTGAAGTCGGCCGGCGAAGAGAAGACGGTCGTGGAGATCTACGACTCGAAGCACGGGACGTACAAGCCGGCGGAGAAGAACCCGACCGACACGAACCCCGCCACCAAGCTGGACCCCAAGCCTTTCTGAAGAGGAGCACCGCAAATGGCTGATCTTGACCTGAACGCGATGGCGAAGCAGTCGGAGACGGACCCCAAAGGCGCGCTCGAGCGCGCCGGAGGCGTCTACAAGGACGCCGTCGACGCCGAGACGAATCAGGAGTCGAAGCTGGGCACCGCCTCGATGCCGATGGGCACCGACCCCTCGCCCTTCACCCTCGGTCCCACCTCGTCGGGCTCGAAGTAAGCCCCCGCCCGCCCGCGATGGGTACCCTCCGACGTCGCGGGCGGGACAAGTTGAAGGTGCGAAATGGCTGACGCGTTCAAGTTGCTCGGTGGCTACACCGTGACCCCGCTGGGCAGCGCGTTGTCGTTCGCGCCGTCGCTCGAGGCGGTCATTGACGAGCCGAAGAGCATCAAGGCGAAGGAGCTCTCGGAGCTGCTGATCATCGCGGACCCGGCCGTTTCCGTTCCGTTCGGTGGCGTGCTGAACGCGCACATCGTCCTGTTGAAGGCCACCGGGAAGTGCGAGGCGCGCATCACGAGCGCGGCCGGCGCTGCGCAGGTGGTGGCATTCGACACCTACCTCATTCTGATGTCTGACTCCGTGCCCGTCACCGCGATCACCTTGACGCGTGTGGCCGGTGTGGATACCACCGTTCGCGTTTTCCTCGCGGAGAAGGCGTAACACCCCACCCCAAGCAGGAGCAGATCGATGCCGACCACTTCCACTGCCGTTCCCACGCTGAAGGATGTCCTCACCAAGGCCGACCCGGACAACATCGCGGACGCGCTCCGCAAGGTTGACCTCGGCAACATGCTGCAGGCGAAGGAGTGGGACTCGGGCGTGATCACCGCCGCCGCGGCCATCCTGCTCCCCGAGGGCGCGCTCGCCATCCAGAGCGTGCACGTCATCTCGTCGGGCACCGCCGCCTCGGTCGGCCACTACCTCCCGGGCAACAGCGCCTCGACCCCGCTGCTCCCCCCCGGCGGCGCGAACACCGCGGTCGGCATCTGCTCGGTGCAGGGCATCGCGGCCCCCGGCGCCGGCCTCACGGGCGTCGGCACCATCACCGGCGTGACCCTGCCGAACACCGTGACCCGCGTGGTCGTCCGCTACATCGCGGCCCCGAAGAACGCGCTGCTGACCGACCGCTTCGCCCCCGGCGCGGTGTAATTCCCTCGAGGCGCTGGCGTTCCTTCGCCAGCGCCTCTTTGCTGTTCAACCGTACCGCGCAGCGTCGGCGGGAATTACAGGCGCAGCTTTCGACACCTCACCACGCAGACGACAAGCGGTGAATCAGTCGGAGACAGCACGAGGAAGAAGCCATGCCCGATCCAGTGATTGCAGAACCCGTTGGAGCAGTTGATGTCGGAGGCCCGTTGGGCTCCACCCCGCCCGCGCAGGGGCAGCAGCCCGCGCAGGCGCCGCAGACGCGCTACGACCAGTCGGTCCAGCGCGAGCCGACCACGATGACGGTCCCGACCGCCGCGATGAAGCGGATCAAGGACGAGGCCCGGGAGTCGGGTCGCAGCGAGGCGCTCAACGCACTGGCCCAGCAGGCCGGCTACGGTGACGCCGAAGAGCTGTCCGCCGCTCTCGCGCAGTTGCGCGCTGGTGGACAGAGCGGGCAGCAGGTGCAGCCGCGGCAGGTGCAGCAGCCCGCCCAGCAGCCGCAGTACGCGCAGGAGCCCACCGACAACGGTGACCCTGCCCTCGATGTGAAGAACGCTCGTCGCGAGCTGTCGCGGTACGAGCGCCAGATGGAGAAGCTGACGCGCGAGCGCGACCAGTTCCAGAGGCAATACAACGAGACGCTGAGCCAGACGACGCAGTTGCAGGAGTCGCTGGACGCGAAGGACGCAGAGATGTCGCTGCGTGAAACGGCGGTCGGCAGCGGCGTGAAGGACGTCGACTACGCGCTTCGCCTGCTCACCCGCGAGCTCGAGAACAAGTCGGAGGAGGAGCTCGTCGCCTTCGATGAAGGGGCGTTCTTCAGCTCGCTCCGCGCGTCGAAGCCGTACCTCTTCGGGGAGACGATCCGCCCCGCGAACACCGGGCCGGGCACCGCGTCCGCTCCTGCTGCCCCGCGCGCCGCCGCGGTGAACCAGCAGACCGCCGCGAACTCGCAGCTCGATGCGAAGAAGATGAATCCGCAGGAGTTCCAAGAGCTCCTTCGCAAGCGCGGTTTGAACGCGAACCAGTAGTCCGCGTGCTGCTCCTCGTCTTGCCGAAGGGTCTGGCGTCTGCAAGCAGGTAGTTGTAGAAATCCACCCACGGGCGGCAACAGCGCCCTTCACAAGACGAGGAAGCTGCGATGCCCGACTTCAGTACGATCCTGCAGGCCCCCGAAATCCGCTCGATGGTGCAGGACAACATCCTCGAGCGCGCTTTCCACGATGCCCTCTTCCCCCGCCTCCTGTTCCGCGGCGAAGCGTCGCCGGTTCAGTGGCCCGCGAACGTCGGTGACCGGATGGTCTTCACCGGCGCGGGGCTCATCCCCCCGAAGATGCGCCCGCTGACCCCCGGCGTCGACCCGACCCCCTCGAGCTTCGGTGCCGAGCAGTGGGACGCGCAGCTCCAGCAGTACGGGGACGCGATCGACACCCACATGCCCACCAGCATCTCGGCCATCGCCAACATGTTCCTGCGCAACGCGCAGCAGCTCGGCCTGTCGGCCGGTCTGACGATGAACCGGCTGGTCCGCAACAAGCTCTACAACGCCGGCCTCGCGGGTCACACCGTCGCGGACGGTGCGCAGGCCGCGGTGACCACGCTGCGCGTGAAGCGGCTGATGGGCTTCACCCGCGCTCGCCGCCCCGACCTCGCCGCCGGCTCGCCCGTGCGCTTCGACTCGGTGTCGTCGAACAACCCGCTCCCCATCAAGATCTTCGACAACGCCGGTCCCGCGGAAGTCTCGCGCACCGTGACGGGGTACACGCCCGACACCGTGGGCGATGAGATCGGGCCCGGCACGCTGACCATCGCTGGCGGCGCCGTGACGGTCCTCGACCGCGCGTACGTCATCTCCGACAACCGCACCTCGCTGGTGCGCGTCGGCGGCGGCAAGAAGGTCGACGACGTCGGCTCCACCGACCTGCTGCGCCTCGCGGACATCCGCGCGGCCGTCGCCCGCTTCTGGTCGATGAACGTCCCCGAGCACGCCGACGGGTACTTCCACGCCCACCTCGACCCCACGTCGCAGGCGCAGATCTTCGCGGACGCCGAGTTCCAGCGGCTGCTCACCTCGCTGCCGGACTACTACATGTACCGGCAGTTCGCGCTCGGCGTGCTGCTGAACACCGTGTTCTTCCGCAACAGCGAGTGCCCGCTCCCCGAGACGGTCACCGGCGGCCAGACCGCGACGTTCTCGCAGGACGACAACTTCGCGGGTGAGCTGTTCAACACCGGCGCGGTCAGCGGTGTCCGCGTGCACCGCCCGCTCTTCTGCGGGCAGGGCTTCATCCACGAGTACCATCAGGATCTCTCGGCGCTGATCACCGAGGCCGGCCTGACGGGCAAGGTGGCCGAGCCCCGCATCAGCAACAACGGCATCGAGGTGAACGCCGACCGCGTCCAGCTCATCATCCGCTCGCCGCTGAACCGCCTGCAGGACGTCGTGTCCACGGCGTGGAAGTTCATCGGTGACTGGCCGGTTCGCACCGACGCCACCAGCGGCGACATCGCGTACTACAAGCGCGCGGTGGTCATCGAGCACGGCGAGTAAGCCGTCGTTCACCAGCAGTTCATCGCAGCGGGGCCGGGCGCAAGTGGCCCGCCCCGCTGTTTTTGTTTTAGGAGGTCGTCATGGCGCCTGCCCCGATGAAGAAGCTCGATGCGATGGAAGCGGCGAAGATCACCAAGGCCCCGTCGGTGGTCCCGGTCGTCGCCCCGCTGCCGCCCGCACCGCCCCCGATGCTGTCCATCGTTCCGCCTCCGCCGCAGGCCCCGGGCAAGCTGGAGCGGTACCGCGTGACCGCGCGCACCACGATGAGCCTGCAGGGCCAGCTCATCGTGCTCCCCGTGGACACGATCGTCAGCGCCGCGAGCTACGGGCACGACGGGATGCAGAGCATCTTCGACAGCGGCGTCCCCCTCGAGAAGCTGGAGGACTGACCGATGCCCCTGAGCGATGGCGAGAAGCAGCGCGCCCGGTACCACCTCGGCTACCCGTCGCTCTCCACCGCGGCGTCAATTCAGCTCGGCGTTCCGGCCCTGACGCAGACGAACTTCCTCGTGGAGAACGCGCTGAACCGGCTGCTTGAGGAGTCGCTGCCGCAGGTGCGCGCCATCGTCGCGTGCATGGACGGCATCGAGACGAAGTTGATCGAGGCGCAGGACCGCCTTGCTGCGACCCAGCTCTCCGACCTGCACCTCCGAGAGAACGAGCCCGACATGCTGGAGGCGGAGTACCAGCGGTGGGGGTACCGGCTCGCGGACATCATCGGCAGCCCGGTGTACCCGTACTCGATGCGCTACATGGGCGGCGGGGCCGGGCGCATCTCGAACATGACCGTCTCGGGCTGAAGGAGGCTCTGTGGCGAAGTTCACGGTGGTGACAGCGCAGCAGCTCAAGAAGACGCTGGCGCGGAAGTTCGTGCCGCTGGCGGACAGCCTGCGCGACCTGCTGACCAAGTTCGGTCTGCGGACCTACCGGGTGTCCATCGTGCGCGAGCGGTGGAGCGGCGGCCAGCGCGGCGTCGGCGCGGTCGAGATCATCTCCGTCGTCCCCATCCTGCCGACGCCGAAGATGAGCGACCTGAGCTCGCTGACGGAGATCGTGCAGCCCATCGGTCTGGATGAGGTCGGCAGCGCCGAGCTCTCGGAGATCAGCGGGCGGTACACGGAGGAGGAGCTCCGGGGCCTCGAGGCGGACGGCACCGAGGTTGGGCCGGACACCGAGATCTACTACGAGGTCGAGTTCCCCCGCGTGGACGGTGGCCCGTCCATCAAGCGGCGCTTCTTCATTCGCGGCGTCCCCAACTACAACCCCGGTGGGTTGCAGTGGTCAGTGAACCTCGAGAAGGCATCCGAGGACCGGATGCGGAACGGGGACTCGGGATGAGCACCGTTAAGCTGAACATGAAGCAGTGGCGCGCGGCCATGCTCTCGATGGGCAACGCCTTCTGGGTGGCGGCGCGCCGCGGGGCGGTTGCGGCTGCTGCTCGGTCGATCCCGCACCTTGTCGCGGCGGGCGATGCGACGGGGCGCGTGAACACCGGCAACTTCCGGCGCAACTGGCGGAGCCGCGCGATCGATGTCGGGGCGGAGATCTTCAACAACGCCCCCTACGCCGGGGTGATCGAGTACGGCCGGCGCAAGGGCGCGCGGCAGCCCCCGTCGGAGCCCATCGCGCGGTGGGTTCAGCGGAAGCTCGGCAAGTCCCGGGAGGAGTCACAGAGCATCGCCTTCCTCATCGCGCGCAAGATCGCCCGAGACGGCATCCCGGCCCAGCACATCCTGCGTGACGCGGAGAGCACCATCCGGCGCTTCCTGCTCGAAGAGGTGAAGGCGGAAGTCTCCGCCGCTGGCGGGGCTGTCTTCGCTCGAGGGGTCAAGTGAACAACCCGGTCGACGGCATCAACCTCCCCTCGCAGGGGCGCACCACGCTCCAGACGAACGCGCGCGAGCCCATCGTGTTGAGCGGCCGGCGCGAGACGAACGTGCGGGACGCGCTGACGCGCGGCGTCGCGGAGTACATCGAGCAGCTCGAGTTCGAGGCCATCGGCGGGCGCAAGGTGCGCTTCAAGAAGACGATGGAGCAGTGGGCGGAGCCGGAAGAGCTCGCGAAGTACCCGGCCTGCGCGCTCTACACGAAGGGCGCCGCCACCTACGATTCGAGCCGCTTCACCCCGAACCTCGGTGTCGCCGTTCCCGGCTTCGGGTTCGTGAGCTCGTCGTGTGACTTCGTTCAGGACATCGCAGTGGAGCTGTGGGCGACCGACATCCCCGAGCGTTCTGCGCTTGTGATGATGCTCGAGGACGCGTTCAACCCGGTGTCGTGGATGTACGGGTTTCGGTTGAACCTGCCGCACTACTACAACCAGCGAGCGGTCTTCACGATGAAGGACTGCGCGTACGACGACAACGAAGAGAACGCGATGCGCCGCTACCGCAAGGCCACTTTCACGCTTGGCGCTGTGGTGCCTCTCACCAAGATGGTGAGTGCTCCTCTTGCGAAGCCGCGCTTCACGCTTGCGGCTATCGACACCGATGTGGACGTGGTAGTTAATCTCACAACTTCGTAGAGGGAGACACCTCATGGCTGGTTTCATTCGCAGGTTCGGTTACGTCCCCGGTCTTGAGACGATCACCCTCATCGAAGGCGTGATCATCCTCGACCTTCCGCCGCCCGGTTCGATCTCCGGTGTGAGCAGCGGCGTGGTCGCGCTGGTCGGGGAGTTTCCCGACATGACCTACGCCACCTCGGTGGACTCCGTCGGCGTCGTGAGCACGAAGGCTGTCCCGGTCGAGGTGATGTCCGGCGCGGACATGGTGGCGAAGGTGGGTGGGTTCGACGCCACGCTCGGGTCGACCGGCATCACCGGGGGCAACGGCTTCATCGCCCTGCGGAACAAGAAGTTCTCCCGGCTGGTGCTCGTGCCCGTGAACCTCGCGTCGGCCGGTGCCGGCCGCGCGTGGCGTGACCTCCCCACCAACCTGAGCGCGACGCAGGCGCAGCCGGTGGTGCCGATGTCCGGGGGCAGCGTGAGCGCGGGCCGTGAGTTCCGCAACGCAGCGAACCCCGTGCGCCTCGGCAAGCTGGTGAACTTCACCGCGCTCGGCCACTACAAGAGCGCCATCGACGGGGCCTCCACCACGGGCGCGCCTGCTGCGACCGCGACGTGGACCAGCGCGGGCGGCGGCTTCCTGACCGGGTACAACGGAGGGCCGATCCCCAAGGGCGCCATCGTCGTCATCGGGCAGATCGGCGGCGCGGGTGCGCTGGGCACGAACGCGGGTACCTACCGCGTGCAGGCGGCGGCCACCGTGGACACCACCCTGACCCTCGAGAAGCTGGACGGCTCGAGCTTCTTCCTCACCACCGGCACCGTGCAGCCGTTCCGCATCCACCCGCAGTCGGACGCGGACAGCGGCGGCTTCGATGGGATTCAGGCCGCGCTGGCGGACACCTCGGGCTACAAGCTCCCGTGCCGCCCGACCGCGGCCACCATCGCGTCCGGGCTCTCCTGCACGCCGACGGTGGTTCCGTCCGCCGGTACCGCCTCGGGCTGGGACCCCCTCTCCGGGCTGACCCTGCGAAGCCACGTCTCGGCGGGCTTCATCTACACCGCGACGGTGCAGGCCCCGAACGCGGTGAACGACGCCACCATCGACGCGCTCTACGCGACCGCCATCGACGGGCTGCTCGGGGATCAGGCCCCCCAGCGGGACGTGAACATCCTCGTCTCCGCGCGCACCGGCACGGTGTCGCTGCCCAGCATCCCGGCCAAGTTGAAGAGCCATGTGCTGGCCGCGTCCGGCCTCGGCGTCGGGCGGATCGCCGTTATCGCCCCCCCGCTGACCACCGTCTCCGTCTCCACGGTGACCGGCGACACGGCCCCCGGCGTCGGGGCGAACCGCGATGAGCGCGTGTTCTACTCGTGGCCCGGCGAGAAGACGTACGTGCCCGAGGCCGTGAACGTGGCGACCATGACGGCCGCCAGCGTCACCACGCTGGACGGGATGCTCGATGTTGCGGCGGACGTCCGCCTCGCGTCGCTGCTCTCGAACCTCCCGCCTGAGCGCAACCCCGGGCAGGCGTCGGCCCCGGTCCCCGAGGTGATGTCGACGGTGGCCGGCTTCCAGCGGAACCTGCCGGTGCTCGGCATGAGCGAGTACATCGCGCTCAAGGCGGCGGGCATCTGCGGCCTGCGCATGGACCGGACCAGCGGCCCCATCTTCCAGTCGGGCGTGACCACCTCGCTCGTCGCCGGCCTGAAGACGGTCGCCCGGCGCCGCATGGCGGACTTCATTCAGGACTCGGTGTCGCAGCGGCTCGTGCAGTACAGCAAGGAACCGCTGACCGAGGGGCTGAAGGAGTCGATGCTCGGGGAGGTCGATGCGTTCCTGAACGGGCTGAAGTCGCCCAACAACAAGGCCACCGCGCGCATCAATGACTACTCGGTGGATGATGTGAGCGGGAACACCCCCGCGATGTCCGCGCAGGGTGTGCACGTGATCATCGGTCGCGTGCGGACCACCCCGACCGCGGACTACATCGTGTTCCAGACCGAAGTCGGTGAAGGCGTCGTCATCACCCGTTCCGTGTAACCCCCACCGCATCACCTCTGCAGGAGCACATCATGGCGTCTCTCATTCGTAACAAGCGCGGCGAGTCCCTCACCCTGCCGTTCCCCTACAGCGGCATCCTGCCGCCCGGTGGGTCGTGTGTGGTGCCCGGCACTCCGGCGGTCGTCACGGCGCGGCTCGGCTCGCAGGCGGGCTTCGCGGTCGACGTCTTGGACGTCGCGGACAGCGAGCTGCTCAACAACCCGGTCAACGGCACGTACGCGCTGCCGCAGTCGAAGCTGATGAGCATCGGTCCCATCGCCGCGAAGGGCGCCGCGGACGTCCATGCGAACCTCGCGGGCAACGCCGCGGTGGCGTTCCCCGGGCCGTTCACCAGCCCCGTCTCCCCGCGCAACCTGCGTCTGACCTTCGCGGCCAGCTACGACGGCGGGAACGTGACGGTGACCGGCACGGACCAGAACGGCGACGTCATCTCCGAGGTCTTCACCGGGACGGCGGCCTCCACGCAGGTCGGCGTGAAGGTGTTCAAGACCGTGACCGCGGCGGTTCGGTCGGCGGTCGGCGCGACCGCCAACGTGTGCTCCATCGGCACCGGCGACAAGATCGGTGTCGGGGCCGGCATCGACCTCGCGGCCGGCGCCGCGATGCTGATGGTCGGCGCGACGGCGGAGGCGGTGACCCTCGACGCCACCTACGACGGGTTCACCCCGACCACGGTTCCGAGCGCGACCACGTACTTCCTGCTCGCGAACATCACCACGTCGCTGGTGCCTTGACGGGTAGCCCTCTCGAGGGCATCGTGTAGCCTCAACGTGCCGCACACCCCTCGTGGGGCGGATAGGGCACGGCGTTCCCACTACCGGGGCCGCCGTGCCTTTTCTGCGTTCAGGGCCATAGGAGGCCTCGTCAGATGGCGAACCAACGAATCAAAGGGCAGGAAGTTTCGATCATGCTGACGGTCGACGGCAGCGAGCTGAAGACCATCACCGAGGTGCAGAACTTCGAGGTGGTGCGCGAGCTCGAGTCGACCGAAGAGGGCTACCTCGGGGAGACGGCGAACCGCTACGACGAGTTCTACAAGGGGTACAGCGGCAAGCTGGACGTCCACACCGCGGACCCGGCCGTGTTCGACCTGATGCAGGCGGTGCAGGATCGCGCCCAGCGGCGCACGCCCGGGACGGTGATCAACATCCGGGCGACGCTGAACTACCCGAGCGGCGAGAAGCGCACGGTGATGATGCTCGACGCGTTCTTCGACAGCATCCCGCTCAACTTCGGCTCGCGCGGTGACTACGGCTCGGTGAGCCTCAACTTCAAGGGCGCGGACGTTCGCGCTCTCTAACGGAGGGAGCAGCACATGGCGCAGGACGGAATGGGCGAGAAGCAGAGCAAGAGCCGGACGGTGAGTTTCTTCACCATCCCGGCGCACCTCATGGAGAACGACGTTGCCGAGGTCGGCATCATCACGCTCTCCGCCGACGAGGAACTGGCCGCGTACAAGCGCGCCAACGGGGACAGCGCTCGGCTGGCGAACGAGCTGGCGAAGACCTGCATCGTCGAGGTGGTCGACACCGCGGGCGCGGCGAAGAAGCTGTCGCTGGCCGATGGGTCGGTCGACATCTTCTGGAAGAGCCTCGATCCGCGCGTGCGCCAGCTCGTGCTCGGCGGCTACGCGGAGCTGCACGCCGCGAAGGATGAGGACGCGCGGTCTTTTCTGAAGAGCCGGAAGATCCGGGTGAGCTAGCGGGCTCGACCCTGAGCACGCTGGCGATGTCGCTTGATCGCCTGCGTGCTCGTCATGGGTCGTACCCGTCTCGGATTTGGAAGCTGGTGGCGTTCCTTGGGAGGTACGCGCACCAACCGGCTGATGTGAGCTTGAGGCTGCCGGTGGATGACCTCGTTCGGTTGGCCGGCGCTACCGGGGACCTTCTCGACAGGGAGGCCGAAGCAGCGAAGGGGTGACACCGTGGCCGACGCAGAAGTTACAACGAGGCTGTCGCTTGAAGACCAGATCACCGGGCCTATGGGGAAGATCGCCCAGCAGGCCGCGCAGACGGAGAGCGCGTTCGGTGGCCTGCAGAGCGGCATCATGGCAGCCGTTGGTGTCGGCGGCATCCTCGGGACCGCCTTCTCGTTGCACTCCGCGTGGGAGAGCACTGAGAAGTACCTGAAGACCATCAAGGAGGTGTCCGAGCTCACGAGCGCCACGGCCTCCGAGACGGACTTCCTCTTCTCGTCGGCGCGCAAGGCGGGCGTCGAATACAGCCAGATGAACAACATCATGTTCCGGCTGTCGAAGCGCGGTGCCGCGCTCGAGTCCTCGATGGCAACCGCCAACGGCCAGCATGTCCCCGGGCTCGCGAAGAAGTTCCAGCGGCTCGGGGTCGACATGTCGAAGGGGCCGGTGCAGTCGCTCGCGTCGATGAGCGATGCGGTGAAGAATGGGAAGGTCGGCGCAGACGAGCTGATGCAGCAGTTCCAGATCCCCCGGGATCAGGTGAATGACTTCAAGGGCTTCCTCGAGAACCTCGACAAGGCGGAGTTGGCCGGCGCGAAGAAGGGAGGCCCCGGGCTTGTGAGCGGTGACGACATCTCGGACTTCGCCAAGTTGGAGGACGCCCAACACCGCATCAACGATGGGTTCAACCGGCTGCGCGTGATGGTGATGTCGAAGTTCCTCCCGGTGGTCGCTGCGTTCGCGGAGCAGTTCGCAGACCGCATCGAGGCGCTCGTCCCCAAGGCGGTGGCGATGGGGGAGTGGCTCGCCAAGAACATGGACAAGATCGTCGCTGCGGCGAAGGTGTTCGTCGCGGTGATGACGGCGAAGAAGCTGCTGAACACCCTGACGATGATGAGCTCCCCGTCGGGCATCATCGGGAAGCTGGCGTCTGGCGGGTTGGGCGGCGGCATCGGCGGGATGGTGTCCAGCTTGAAGGGCGTCTTCGCTCAGTTCCAGCTCATCTCCGTCGCCTTCGGGGCGGCGCTACCGCTGCTCGTCGGCATCGCCGCCGCAATCGGCCTCATCTATCTCGGCTACAAGGCCATCGAGGCGAACGTCGGCGGTCTGAAGGACCGTATCACCGCGCTCTTCAACACCATCGCCGCGCGGTTCGAGCTTATCGGCGAGGGGCTCTCGTCCCTGTTCAATGCCGTGTTCGGAGGCATGCTCGAGGTGAGCTCGGTGGGGGAGTTGATGGGGCTCGCGTTCGAGAAGCTCGTGCAGGTCTTCGACTTCACCATCCACGTCGTGCAGACGTTGATCTCGTTCTTCGGTGAGCTGCACACGCAGTTCATCGAAATCTTCGGTGTGAACTGGTTTCAGGAGTACGTCACCGACCCATTCATGGAGTCGATGAAGTGGCTGCAGAAGGGCATCAACGTCGTCGGTGAAACCGTGATGGGGCTCTACAACAAGATCGCGAACTCGCGCCTCGCCCAGTACCTCGGCTTCCGCGCGAGCGAGGCGGGCTGGTCGGTGAAAGACCTCGACCTCGGGCTCTTGAAGGCCCCCGCCGACATGTTCATGAAGCACTGGAACAAGACGGCGGAGCAGACGGAGCGCCGGGTGAAGGAGAACGTGAAGAGCGGGGAGCGCGGCGACGATGCGCGCGACAAGAAGCCCGCCCCCAACAACTTCGATTTCAGCGGCTCGCGCTTCGACATCACGCAGAACTTCGCGGAGGGCTTCGACCCGGACCGCATCGCGGTGGCCTTCTCCGAAGACCTCGCCGCGCTCGGGGAGCACAAGGTGTCCTCCGGCTTCAACCACCCGTTCGCGATCGGTCGGTGACCCGTGGCTGCTACGACGTTCAAGCTGACGGAGCTCACCGGCGAAAGGCGCACGCTGGAGCTCGGCGGGCGGGCTCTTCCGAAGGACACGTTCACGCTCGAGGGGAAGCAGCGGGCGGAGTTCACGTGGTACCCCGGCAACCCCCGCGCCTCCGTACAGATGCTCGGTACGGAGGAGTCCCCGTCCACGTTGAGCGGGTACTGGAAGGACCGCTTCCTCAAGACCACCACCGCGGCGGGCATCGATGTCGATTCACCGCAGGCGATGGCCTTGTGGAACGGGCAGCGTCCTGAAGACGCCCTCGCGCTGACCCTCGCTGTCGAGCAGCTCCGTCTCGGCGGGCAGCTCCTGCAGATGAAGTGGGATGAGCAGGTGCGCGAGGGCATCCTGCTTCGCTTCAAGCAGACGTGGCATCGCCGCGAAGACGTCGAGTGGGAGATGGAGTTCCAGTGGACGTCCCGGGGTGAACCGGCGCAGCCGACCACCTTCGCGGTCACCCCCGCCGTCGACACCGTGAGCACGACGCTGCGCGCGAAGACGGACGACCTGCTCGAGAAGGCAGCCCCGGTGTTCGAGGTGGTGGCCGGCTTCAACCGTGCCCTCGACAACCTGCTGAATGAGATCGACGCGGCGGCTTCCTCCGTGAGCAGCACCGCGGTGAACCTCGCCGGGCTGATCTCCACGCCGCAGGACGCGGTGAAGCGCGTGCTGTCGTCGGTCGTGACGATGAAGGAGAGCGCGGGGAAGGTCGTCTCCCTCGTGGACAGCGTCCCGGCGATGCTCATCGAGAACGATGCGGCGCTGCGCCTGCAGGCGGCGGAGGTGGCGAACACGCCGGTCGTGGCCGAGGTCGGGAACACGATGCGCGTGACCACTTGGGTCCGGGGGGTGCGCGCAGCCGCGCGGTCCCTCGAGCTCGTGGCGGCGGAGGAGATGGAGAAGCTGCGCGCCCTGCTGAACATGGACGACCTGCTGGCGGCGTTCATCGCGCGGGACAACTCGGACCTGCGCGACGTGTCGATGGAGTACTACGGGACGCAGGAGCAGTGGCGCCGGCTCCGCAGCTACAACAGGTTCCGCTCGAGCAGGTTGATCGCGGGTGACCTCGTGCTCGTTCCGAAGCTGACCTACAAGGACAGGGCCTCGTGAGCGGCGTCTACTACCCGGCGTTGGCCGTGCGGTTCACGCTGCGCTTCGATGAGCTCCTGCTGACGGGCTCGAAGACGCCGCCGCCGAAGAACGTGACGATGCTGGCAGTGGACGCGAAGACGTCGTCCTTCGTCGGCCCGGCGTCGCCCAAGATTGCCTTGCTGTCCGGGGCGGCTGACCGGCTGTCGCGGGCGGTCGGCATCGTCCCGAAGACGTGCAGCTTCGAGCTCCCCGGCTACCGGCAGGCTCCGAAGTTCAGCATGACGCTGCTGTGGAAAGACCTCCCCCTCGACCCGCGCGCCGTGCGCGCGCTCGGTGTGGAGATCTACGTGGGAGCGATAAGCAGCGAGGACTTCTCCCGGTCGATGCTGGTGAAGGACCGGGGCGGGGCGCTGGGGGCGAAGCTGCTGACCGTTCCCGAGAACCTGCTGATGGTCGGCACCGCCGACACGATCAGCACCGACTTCGGGGAGAGGGGGAGCGAGATCAGCATCGAGGGGCGCGGCCTGCAGGGCCTCTTCCTCGACGCGCGCATCGTGCCCGACACCCTGAAAGACCTGCCTGTCGAGCTCCCCATCAACGAGCTGGTGGTCATCCTGCTGACGCGCGCCGGCCTGTCGGGGAAGGTGCCCATCACCTGCGACCCGGCTTCAACGTGGCCGGGCGGGGTCATCCCCCACGTCGCGTCGAAGGACGTGGTGACGCGCATCAACAAGGGGAAGGACGGAACGAAGGCCGCGTCGCCCACGAAGGGGGACTCGAGCACCGTGCTCTTCTGGGACATCGTGACGAACTTCTGCTTCCTCGTGGGCGCGGTCCCGTACTTCGAGGGGCACACGCTGCGAATCCGCCCGGCGGTGAGCCTGTACCAGCGGAAGGCCCTCGCGAAGTCGGGCGTCACCCCGTTCAAGAACAGCAAGCCTCGGACGGTGAAGACGCAGGTGGGCTCCGAGTCGTTCAGCCTTCGCCGGATGGTCTACGGGCGGAACCTGCTCAACTTCAAGATGTCGCGGAAGCTGGCGGGGGCGTCGAAGCTGCCCACCATCCGAGTCGTGTGCAACGACCCGGACGCGGCGGAGGGCGGCAAGGGGCAGGTGCTCGAGGCCCAGTGGCCCCCGAAGGAAGCGGCGAGCAAGCAGAAGACGACGAACGTGGCCGCGAACGGTGGGGAGTCGCAGCAGGAGTTGATGACGGTGCCGGTCTACGGCATCAAGAGTCAGGTGCGCCTCGAGCAGATCGCGCATGCGATGTACGAAGAGATCGCCCGCGGGGAGCTCTCCGGCTCCACCTCGACGAAGGACTTGGCGTCGCTGGCCGGCGACAACTCCGACGCGGACCTGCTGCGCCTGCGGCCCGGTGACCCGGTGGAGTTCCTCGTCGATGCGTCCGGGCTCCGGGCGTACCCGCCGATCATCTCCGATGCGAACTTGATGGCCGCGAAGAGCCCCGAGGAAGCCACCGCGGACCTCGCGGAGCGGCTCGGAGATCGTGACCTCGCGGAGCTGCTGGTCGGCACGTCCCGGGGCCAGTTCCAAGGCCTGCAGGACTTCTTCCATGTGCAGACGGTGAAGTACTCGTGGGACGTCTCGAGCGGGCTCGCCGTGGACTTTGACTTCCAGAACTACATCGAGGCCCGGTACGGAGATGACTCCGAGGCGCACATCCTCGGGAGCGTGAGCGAGTTGAACCCTGCGCTGCAGGCCGACAAGCCGGGGCAGACTTTGGGCTCCGTCTCGTGGAAGCCACTGGACATCTCCAAGCTATGAGCCGGAAGAACCCCATCAGGAAGTCGAGCGCGATCGACCTTGGCCGGATGAGCCACGGGCTTCAGCGCCCGGGGATGGACACGCGGGTATGGTCTTCCCTTGCGTACGCCGAGGGGGACTCGGTCGTTGCAGACGATGGGATGTTCGTGGACGTTGTGCTGTTGCCGCACGGCGACAGCCTTACGGCCCGCGTACCAGCGGAGTACGCGGGGAAGGGCTTTGGGCTGTACGCGAAGATCTACGAGAACGACGAGCTCTTGATCGAGATCCCCCGGGGCGACCCGGCGGAGGGGCCGGTCGTGGTTCGGCGGCTGTGGAACAAGCGGGACAAGCCGCCCGACGAGGCGGTGGCGAACCCGGAGGACGTCGTCCTCGTGGTGCAGAAGGACAAGCACCTGCGGCTGATCACCAGCGGCAGCGGGAAGGCGTACGTGAAGAGCGCCGACACCGTGACGCTGGAGAGCCCCAAGGTGCGGCTCGGCGCGGAGGATGCGACCGAGAAGCTGGTGCTCGGTAACACGTACAAGGGCGCCGAGCAGCAGTTCCTCGCCCAGCTCAACGCAGCGGCGGCGACGCTGACGGCGGCAGGCGCATCGCTCTCCGCAGCCGGAGCGTTGATGGTGGCGTCCCCGAATGCCGCTGGTCCCATTGTGGCGGCGGCGGGGGCAAGCATGACCGGCGCCGCCGCGACCATCACCTCCGCGGCCACCGCCTTCAGCGCCGCGTACGACACGTACCTTTCGACCCACAGCAACACGAAGTAGGAGCAACCATGCCCGCTCTCTCCGTCACCGTTCTCGAGGCCGCCCTTGGGGCGACCGTGCGCGCGAAGCTCGACGATGCCCTCAAGCTCGGTACGAGCGGGGGCCTCACGCTTCCCGGCCCCATCGCGCTCACCGCGCTCCCCGGCATCGTCCTCGACCTGTACGAGATCGCCTTCCTCGCGGGACTGCAGGCGTTGGCCGGCAACACCATCCCGCCGACGAACGGCGTTCCCCTGCCCAGCTTCGTGAAGACGGGGCTTCCCGCCGCCGCGGGGAAGGCCGGCTTCCTGATTTTCGTCTCCAACGAGACGGGCGGGGCCGTCCCGGCGTTCAGTGACGGTACCAACTGGCGCCGGGTGACCGACCGCGCCATCGTGAGCTAACGATGCCGCTTCCGACCATCACATCCATCACGCCGTCCAGTGGGCAGCCGGGCACCTTGCTGACGGTGCGCGGAACAGACTTCGTTGCGACGCCGCGCGTCACGTTCGGCACGACGCTCGCTGCCTATGTGGTCTTCGTGAGCGCGACGGAGCTGCGCGTCCGGGTTCCGCTGGTTGGCGCGCAGGTGCAGGACTTGACCGTCCTCAACCCCGACCTGAGCTCGGTGGCAGAGGTGTTCACCGTGCTGGCCCCCGGTGGATGGGGGAAGGCGGGGTACGGCGTCAGCAGCTTCGGTGCGAGCATGTCCGGCTCGGTGTCGATGGCCTCGGCGCTGGCGATCTCCACGCGCGAGGTGGACGTGGTGCTGACGGGCGGGGTGATGGACAACTCCCCCTTCGTCGACGGCGATGCGCTGAACCCCTCGACGTGGAACGTGCAGCGGCTCGACACGCTCGAGTACCTGACCGTCATCGGGGTCACCCAAGTCGGCACGAACACCTATCGGCTGCAGACGCTGCTGGAGCTCGGCCCCGCCAGCACCGGCCACCTCGCCATGACCGCGAGCCTCCGCACCGCCGGGGGCTCCCTGCTGGGGACCCCTCGACAGGCGGCGTTCCTCGGGCTGCTCGATGCGGCGATGGCCTCCAACACCGCCAAGCTGGCGACGCGGAAGCACGCCCAGCGGGACTACGCTAACGCGCGGGTGACGGCGGAGGGCAGCACGCTGGTCGTGAACGCGGGCGGGGACTACGAGACGGTGTCCGGGGCGGAGCTGGTGAAGAAGCTGCTGCTCCGGCGGCTCACGACCAAGCCCGGGGACTTCTTCCACCTGCCCAACTACGGGCTCGGGCTCGAAGAGAAGGAGCCGCTGCGCATCTCCGACATCGGAAAGCTGAAGACGGCCATCGAAGCGCAGGCGCTCGAGGAACCGGAAGTGGAGTCCGTCTCGGCAGAGGTGACGATGTCGTCGAACGGTGTGCTGACGTGCAGAGTGCGTGCGCGGCTTCGCGCAACGGGGCAGGACATCAGCGTCTCGTACAGCCCAAGTGACGTAGTGCTATGAGGAGGCGGCATGCCTGATTTTCCGACATTCAACGACCTGTTCCGAGTTGCGCGTGACGAAGTGCTCCTGCGCAACGGGCGCATCAGCCGCGACGCTGTGGAGCGCGACGGGATGGACGCGAACATCCTCCTCGCGGCAGCGTGTGCTGCTGGCGATGAGGTGATCGGACAGCTCGCGGAGCTGGCGGCGGGCATGTTCCTCGACTCGGCGGAGGATGAAGCCCTCGACCGGCTTGCCTTCGATCGCTACGGGCTCGTGCGGAAGTCGGCGGCGGCGTCTCTCGGCACCGCGCAGTTCTCAACGACGGTTGGCGCCCCGGTGACGTTCACCATCCCGTCGGGCACCCTGCTGCGGACGGCTGACGGGCGGGAGTTCATCACCACGCAGAACGTCATCTTCACCGCGGGGACCGTCGGCCCGCTCGCCACGACGGTGCGGAGCGTGCTCGCGGGGAGCGATCAGAACGCGAAGTCCGGCTCCATCACGTCGATCACCAGCTCGTTCCCGAGCCGCCCGGCTGACCTCGTCGTGGTCAACCCCTTCGCGACGGCCGGCGGCGACAGCACCGAGTCGAACGACAGCCTGCGCGAGCGGGCGCGCCGGTACTTCACGACGGTGCGTCGGGGGACGCTTGGGGCGCTCGAGGAAGCGGCGCTCGGTGTCCCGGGCGTGCGCTCGGCTGCGGCGTTCGAGGTCGTCGACGCGCTCGGCCGCCCCGCTCGGCTTGTGCAGCTCGTGGTGAGCGACGCCTTCACCGAGCAGTTCGCCCTCTTCGACACGGTGCCGCCCCGGTACGAGGTGCAGAGCCAGTACCTCTCGACGCTCGTGTTCAACGCCCTGTCCGATGCGAGGCCCGCGGGGGTCTACGTGCAGGTGCAGGTCGCCACGGTGATTCTGCAGGCTGTGCAGCTCTCCCTGACGTTCTCCGCCGGTGTCGATGTGCAGGACGCCGCCCTGCGCGCTCGCGCGGCGGTCGTGAACTACATGAACGGCCTGAGCCCCGGGGCCGCCTTCAACTACGACGCGGCGTCCGCCAAGCTGCGCGCCGTCTCCGGCCTGCTTCCGAGCGGGAGCATCATCGCGAGCCCGCCGGGCAACGTCGCCGCGAAGCCGTTGCAGGTGCTCCGCACGAGCCTCGGGCTCGTTGCCGCGACCGCCGCGCAGAACGATCAGCCGGTCATCACCGGGACCAACCCCGACGCGTACACCCTCGCAGGAGCCTGAGCCATGCCCCTTTCCCGCGTCTACTACACCGCAGCGAACCGCCCCTTCGACGACGTGACATCGGCAACGATGGCTCACGCCAGCATGTGGTTCGGCTTCGCGGGGCTGCTTACGGGCACGCTCACTGGAGAGAACGGCTCGGACGGTGCGCCGCCGCTCTCGTCTCGCTGGAGCCTCTACTCCTCGAGCGACGGGCACGCGACAGCAGGGCTCGGGGACAACATCAACTTCACCACGTTCACGCCCGCGAACTGGGTTCCCGCTAGCGCCGGTACGCCGCACACATGGTTCGTGTTGCAAAGCCCCGCGACCGTCCTTGATGGTCCGTGGTACCTCATCGTGTCTCTGGTGAGTGCCAACAACGCGGGGTGGGCACTCACCAAAACAGCCCCAACCGGGGGCACGCTGACCACCGACCCGACGGGGCCGGTGCAAGCCTCTACAGGCATCGGCGTCATGGCAGGGACGCTCACCGCCGGGAAGAACCACCTCGTCGTGGATGCTGACGGGAATTTCTGGTTCTGGTCAAGCCGAAACGGGCGTGGGTGGCCCGACTTCTTGCTCGTGGGGTCTTCGCTCGCGGAGGCACGTGCAACAGGTGACGTGGCGCGGTTTGTCGTCTACGGGAACTACGATCCGAGCTACCCCGGCGCTGGGCAGACTCTGGCCGGGAACGGAACCGCGTCCCCCTTGGGACTCTTGTCGAACGGGACGGCAGCGATGGGCGGGGGGAGCCGAATGCTCACCATGTACCTGTCGGGCACCGCCCTCTGGAACATCATCAGCACGACGAACGTGCTCGACGGGAAGTTGGACGCCTTCCCCATGCCTTCGTGGGTTTTCTCATCGGCACAGAACCGGGGCCGGATCCCCGACATCTGGGGCGTGGGCGGAGCCGTCCCCAACGGGAGCGTTGACCCCAGTACCGGGGCCGTCAAACGCGCGGTCATGAGCAACTTGCTGGTCCCCTTCGGCGTCGTCCCGAGCATGTAAGTCATGGCAGCCTACGACGCCAACGAGCTCGAGCTCCTGCCGCTGGACGCGGTCGTCCGTGCGTTCAAGGTCTGGTCGCTGAATGAGCTGCTCGGCACCGTCGCGCCGCCCGCGCCAACTGCCCCGCCTGTGGTGGCCGGCTTCTCCCCCTCGCTCGCTTCCCCCATCGGTTCCATCACGCCCCTTTCGTTCATGGTGCAGCCCGTCGCGCCAGCGACCCTGCAGCGCGTCATCGTGCTGGTGAGCTTCCCGATGATGAGCACCTACGAGGTGGCGCATGACGGCGCGGCGTTCTCGGAAAGCTACCCGCTGCGCCTCGGCAACTCGCGCACCGTCGTCGGTGACGCCGTCTACTTCACGCTGCTGCGGAAGGAAGGCTGGCCGGCGAGCCCGCGCATCATCCCGATGGCCGTCGACGAGTACGGAAACATGAACCCAGTCGACAGCGTGATCTACGCTTGGACGCTGGTGTAAGGAACCGCCCATGACGCCTAGCCGCTTCAGCCCCCTGACGCCTTCCATCGACGCCTTCGTCGTTGTGGAGGGCTAACCCGTGGGACAGGGGCACATCCTCGACGCCAACACGTTCGCGCTGTGGCGAATGGACGAACCGGGTGGCGGCGACCTTCTCGATGCGACGGACGGCGGGCGCACGCTCGCGGCGAGTTACGGAACCTCCCAAGTTCGCAGCTACAGCCTCATCTCGCAGTATGGGCGGCATGTGACGGGTGGGCAGGCGATGACCCGCGCGTCAGACCTCGCGCTGCGAACAGTCCTTCGCGGCGATTACACTCTTGAGTTCTGGAGTGACTTCGACGGGCGCTACCCCGGCGATTGGAGCAACATCTTCCTTCACAACATCGGTGATGGCGCTGGGACGAATGGGCTGTGTCTGTTGCTGATCAATCCCGCGTTCCCGAGACGCTTGTTGTTTAGCTGGTGGGACGCCGACGGCGTCGGCAACGACCTGTACGCGGCAACCGCGCTGCCTGAGTTCGGGACTCGGCACATCGCCGTGCGCGTTAAGACGGTCGCCGGCATCACCAGAACAGTGGACTTCTTCATCAACGGCGTGCTGGACATCAGCTACCCGGGAAAGCAATTGGCAGGACCGGATGCGCAGTACAGCGGCGGCCATTTGCGCATGTGGTCTTGGCCGAGCGGTCCCCGCGATTTCTACTTCGGACACATGGCGGACTTCCGCCTCTCGTCGGTTGCGCGCAGCGACGAGGAGATCCTCGAGTCGTTCAATCGAGGGTTCAGTTCCGGGATCGTCCCCACCGTCACCGTAGTGTCGCCGGCGGTGACGGAAGGCATCTCATCCACAACCCCTATCGTCGTTGACGTGACGCAGGCCACCGCGCTGATCTCCGCCTCGTTTCCCGGCTTGTCGACCTACGAGGTCGTTCACGACGGTACGAGCTTCGCCCCCGCATACGCCGCCCTGAGCAGCCGCACCGCGATCACCGGCGGCTTCAGGTACACGTTGCTGCGGCAACAGGGGTGGCCTGCCTCTCCACGCATCATCGCCACCGGGATTACCTGAATGCCCTCCTCGTTCTCGTGGACGCTGCTGACGCCTCCGGTCGGCTCGAGCGTTGTCGCCGGAGCAACGTCCGGTTCGCCACTGCTCCCCTGCCCCATCGAAGCGATGACGCAGCAGGACTTCCTCGACCTCTTCGACCGCATCCTGCCGCCCGCGTACATCGAGCCGCTGAAGTCCCCCGGCCCCGGGTACGAGGCCTTGCAGGCGTTCGCCGCGCTCGCCGCGCGCATGTCGCTGGCGGTGGCCCGGCTCGGGTGCATGTCGCAGATCCTCTCGTCGACGGGCGGCTCGCTGGCGACCGGCACCGTCGAGCTCTACCGCCCGGGGGCGAACGCGGAGGGCATCGACGTCGTGGTGAAGGCCGGCTCCCTCGTCCGCTCGTCGAAGGGCGGTCGCATCTTCGCGACCGCGGCCGACGTGACCTTCCCTGCGGCGGCGCTCGGCCCCTTCTCGGTGGGCATCACCGCGGTGGTGAAGGACTACGCGTGGAACGAGCCGGGGCCACTGCTGGCCGCTGACGGGGAGTCGCTCGAGGGCGAGGTCGACACCATCGAGCGGCTCGTCGAGTCGCCAGACTTCGGGGACGCGACCATTCTGGTGCGGCAGACGGGGGCCGCGACGGCGGGCGGGGCTGACCCGGCGCTCGATCAACACGGTGCTGACCGGACCGTCTACCGGCTCCCGAACGAGCTCGATGCGGCCTACCGCGGGCGTGTCCGTGCACTGCCGGACAACATCAGCCCCGATGCCGTGGACCGCGCGATGATCCAGTTTAGCGCGAGCTACCCTCTCACCTACGACTTCATCGAGACGTGGGACGTCGTGTACCAGACGTGCTGGGACGCTCCGGTGGACTTCATCGCGGGCAGCAACTTCAACCCGAACCTCTTCTGCTTCGATGACCCGCGCAGCGCGGCGCCGTTCCGCAACAGGTGGCTGGACGAAACGGACTACCGCGGGGCGTTCATCGTGGTGATGTCGAGCCTGCCCGCGATCACCGACGTCGGGTTCGCGTACGACGACACGGCGTCCGGCACGTTCGGGCTGCCGACGGCGACGGGCACCCGCGCGCTGGGCGCGTACGACCTGACGAGTGCTTTCACGGTTGTCGGCGTCGGCGGGTACGACGGTTTCGACTTGGCGCGGCAGGCCGTATACAAGGGCGTCTGGGACACCATGCAGGCAATCAAGGCGGCCGGCATCTCCGCGGCTGTTGAGCTGGAAGGCGCGTAACCATGAACAACCAATTCGACCGCACCATCATCAACACCCGCGAGCGCCCGCTCTCGAGCGACATCAACACGCTGCAGAGCCAGATCGACCGCTCCATCCGTGAGGTGCTGAAGAGCTTCTTCACCGGGCGCGTCGGTTCTGGCGTCAGCGACCTCTCCGGCAACCCGCCCTCCGGCTTCTTCGGGGACGGCTTCAAGGTGCGCGCGAGCGCGGTGCCCGGTCTGTCGGTGGTGCTGTCGAAGGGGCAGGGCTTCCAGTACCTCCCAAGCGATGTCCCGGCGGCGATCAGCTCCATCAGCGGGCTGGATGACCGGAGCGAGTACAAGCCGCTGTCGCTGCTGGCGGACGCCACCCTGAGCGGCATCTCCGCCGGGGACGCGACGAACCCCCGCATCGACATCATCGAGGTTCGGATGAATCGCGTGGTCGGCAACCCGCTCTCCCGGGATGTGCTCGACGCTGGGACCGGGACGTTCGTCGCTACCTCAGTGAACAAGACCCTCGCCTTCACGCAGGACGGGTCGTCCGGCGTGGTGAGCAGCCCGTCGAACTCGGTGATGGCCCTCTCGTACAAGCAGGGCGTCCCGGCGGCTGTCCCGGCCGAGCCCGCGGTGACGGCTGGCTACGTGAAGATCGCCTCGGTGCGCGTGGCTGCGGCCGCCACCACCATCACGAAGGCGAACATCAGCGACCTGCGCGTCCCCCTCTGCCAAGACGGCCTGCAGCGCGTCGCGGTGCGCGGCACCATCTCGAGCACCGCCGGCACGCCCCCGTCGGCGGTCCTGCAGGATCTCCCGGCCGGCATGCAGGCGCTGGTGCACAAGACCATCGACGGGGACAACACGCAGTTCACCGTCTGGTTCATCGGCGGGGCCACCCCGATTCGCGGTCACGCCTCCGGCAGCGTGTTGACGGCTGTGGCTGGCCCGCCGTTCGAGAACCTGTCGGTCGTCGACATGGTGGTCGGGGTCGTCGACGCGGGCATTCAGGCGCTGCTCGCTGGCGCTGGGCAGACCAGCGACGCAGAGACGTTCGCCATCGGCACCCCGTACTTGATGGTCGCCTGCCAAGCGTGGTCGCAGAACGCGGGCGTGACCGGCAACCCGAGCAACCCGTTCGTCTTCGACCTGCACGGGATCATCAAGCGGTACTGAGCAACACCTAGGAGTGCGCCATGCCGCAGGCCAGCATCACCATCAACGCCGTGGTCGGGAGCAAGTTGGCGCTCCCGATCAACACGCTCGTCCAGCTCGACAACCAGAACATCGGCGGCGAGCTCTCGTACGCGTGGGAAATTCTCGATCAGCCGCCGCTCACCGCGGACGTGCTGTCGTCGGCCAGCCTGCAGAACCCGACGTTCACCCCGAAGAAGGAGGGCACGTACCTCCTCAAGCTGACGGTGAACGCTGGGCTGGTCACCGAGCAGTCGCAGACGGTGATCGCGGCGGTGCAGCAGCTCAAGACGCTCGAGCGCATCCCGGCAGCCGGCGAGGTGCTCGAGGCGGACACGGCGGATGGGTGGGCCGTGTCGATGGACAGCCTGCTGCGGCGCATCGACGGGCTGCTGTCGGACCCCGGCATCATCGTCGGTGTGAACGCGAGCGGCGGCGCGCTGACGCGCGGGCAGGTGGTGCGCTGCTCGGCGGCGAGCGTCATCAAGTCGACGTTGCCGGGGCAGGAGACGGTGCCCGGCTTCAGCGTGGCGCACGCGAACGTGCTGGCGGAGCTCGATGAGCTTCTCGCGGTCGTCGAGTACGCCCCTGACGGCGTGACGACCAGCATCGCCAACGGCGGGCTGATGCGCGTGCGGTACATCGGGCGGCTCGCCGCGCAGACGCCGGGGGGCGTCGCGGCTGTGGGCGACACCGTGTTCGTGAACGATGTGGGCGCGCTGTCCCTGACGGTTGGGACGGTGCGGCGCCGCGTCGGCTCCGCGATGAGCGCGGGCGCGACCTTCGATGTGTGGTTCAACGGGGTGGGCGGCGCGGACATCGACCTGACGCCCATCGACCGCGCCTACCTCGTGCACGGGGCGAAGGGCGCGCTGGTGAACGGGGTGCGGACGGACGGCACCAACGCGGACCCGAGCACCGTCGGTTTCCGCTTCGCGTCCGGTGCGGTTGGTACCACCCCGCTGACGGCGAAGGGCTTCGCGGGGCAGACGGCGAACCTGTTCGAGGTGTTGAGCAGCACCAACGCGGTGCTGTTGTCGGTGAACGCTACCGGGCAGCTCGTGACGCCGGTTGCCGTCTCGTCGGCTGTCGGGACGCAGGCGCTCATCGCAAAGGGCTTCGCGGGGCAGACGGCGAACCTGTTCGAGGTGCAGAGCAGCGCGGGGGCGGCGCTGACGGTGATCGACAAGGACGGCGACCTCACGTTCAACGCGGCGGCTCGAGTCATCGGGTGGCCGGACTGGACGCTCTCGGAGATCGGCGCGACCGAGTTCCGCGTCATCTCGGGGACGGCCGGGGACTACCTGTCGATGCAGCGGGCGGGGGCCGGCGTGCTGCTCATGGCGATGTCTGCGACGGTCGGCAGCTTCGTTCGGATGACGGCCATCGCGGGCATGGCGGGCGTCGGCACGGGGAACAACCCCTTGCAGTTCACCCTGAACTCGGTCGCTGAGTGGCAGATCGACGCGGGCGGCCTGCTCAAGTCGTTGAACAAGGACCGCATTGGGAACATCGACCGACCGGCTGCTGTCGCGGACGCGGTCGGTACGGAGTACCTGCACGAGGTGGCGCGGGCGAAGAACTACGTCCTGAACTCCGGCTTCGATTTCTGGCAGCGCGGGGGGTCGTTTTTTACCGGGCACGCGGCGGGTGGGAACGTGTGGAGCCGTGGGTGGACGGCCGACCGTTGGTACGGCGGGAGCGTCTCAGACAACCCCGGCGACGGCGGCACGGTGAGCGTGGATCAGTTCGGTCTGGCGAACGGGCTGTCCAACGGGGACTGGTGCGCCCGGGTGTCGTACAGCGCCAGCGCTCCGTACGATGTCATCGCCAAGGTGGCTCTGGTGCAGGAGATCGACCGGCGAGTCGTTCGGCAACTGCGTGGGAAGAGCGTGAACGTGAGCGCGTGGCTGCGCAACGTCGGGTTCAGTTCCGGGCCGGGTGTTTCCGTGAAGTTGGTGACCGGGACCAGCGTAACGGAGACGCAGACGTACACGGACGGGTACACCGGGGCGGCTACTGTTGCGGATACGGGTGTCGAAGAGGTTTTTAACATCGGTACGACCTTCACGCGGTTTCAGGCGGGCGGCGTAGTCGGCTCCACCGTGACGACGATGGCACTGGTGATCGAGATCATTGACCTCGGTGCTTCCAGCGGTGTGACCGACGGCTCCCTCGAAGTCGCGAACGTGATGCTGACTGAGAGCGTGTCGACGGTTCTCCCCCCGTGGCAGCGCATGGAGTCGAGCTATGCGGCGGAGTTCGCCGCGTGCGCGGCGTTCTACGAGAAGAGCTACGACGTAGGGACGGTGCCGGGGACGTTCTCTACCCCGGGTATGGCGCAGCTAATCTCGGATGCGTCGGGGGCGGCCTTGAGCTCCATCTGGTTCAAGGCGCGCAAGTACAAGGACCCGGCGATCACGTTCTATCGATACGCGGTGTCGGCCACCGCGCTCTGGGATTATGGGGCATCCGCCGGGACGGTGACGATGTCCGCGGTGAGCGTTGGGCAAAACGGGTTCATCCCCACGCCGGGCACCGCGCACGCGAGCACCCTCTTTTTTGGGCACTGGGCCGCGGACGCGGAGATCTTCTGACGGCTCTGGCGGCGCCCTGCCCTCGGCGGTAGGGTGCCCGCCATGAGTGACCTCTTGAAGCTGTCCGAGATGGATCGGCTGCGCATGCAGCTCTCCAAAGAACGTCAGCTTCGGATGCGCGCTGACGCCCACAACCTGAACACCGCGATGCGCGTTCTCGATGCGGAGATGAGCGCGGCGAAGCGCGAAGATGATGCGCTGTTCGCGAACATGAAGGACGCGTACCAGCTCGAGCCGAGCGATGAGGTCGCTGCCGACGGGACCATCAAGCGCGCCCCGAAGCCGGTGGTCGTCGAAGAGAAGGAGGCCTGAGATGACGGCGAAAATGGCCCTCGTTGCTGTGGTGCCGGTGGCGTACGCCGCGGCCACCGTTCCCGACCTCGCACTCGATTTCGAGCCGACGCAGCTCGTGTTCCGCGCCGACTCCGGCAGCTACACGTTCTCGTTCGATGGGGTGGAGGATCACGGGCTGGTGCGCGCGACCGACACCTACCCGCTCATCATCTGGACCCGGCAGAAGAAGGTCTGGGTGAAGCAGTCCGGCGGCGCGGCGGCCGCGCGACTCGCGGCGTACACCACGGCCTGATAGGTAGACCCACATGCGCCTGATCGCCATGCTGTCCCTGTTCGCCACCACCGTGTTTGCGCAGTCGACAGCGGTGAAGATCACCGACCCCTCCGACATGACGAAGCAGGCGGGCGTCACCACGGTCGGGGCGCAGCGCGGCCTGAACGTGAACTGCATCTCGGGCTGCGCCGCCACCATCAACATGGGCGACGCCGGCCTGACCATCAACTCGACCTCGTGGTTCCCCGACGGCGGCAACATCGGCTTCATGCGGATGTCCGACGGCGGGCCGCTCGAGGTCTACACGGTGAACTCGAGCGGTGGTTCCGGCGGTGCCGTGACGCAGGGCGCCTCGAGTGACGGCGGCGTGCCGTGGGCTGTTGAGCTGACGCAGGCCAGTCCGCTGTACGTCATCATCCTCGACGGGGGGTCGAGTGGAGGCGGTGGCAGCTTCACCGGCTGGTTCCCCGACGGCGGCTCCATCGGGACCGTGCAGTTGGTTGACTCAGGTGTCTACGTCCTGAACTTCCCCGCGACGTGGTTCCCTGACGGCGGTTCCATCGGCTCGGTCACCGTGAGCAACACGGTCGGCGTCAACCTCGTGGACGCGGGCGTGGTCGTGCTCAACCAGTACGCGGGGCAGGCGTACATCGGCATCGACGGCGGACAGGTCACTGCGTTGC